CGCGGTTAAAGAACGATGTCGCGGACTGCATAGTCGGTATTCGTGAAACATTAAAGCAAAATTGTGTTTGTATTAATATATTGGTGTAAGTAGTTGATATTTAATGGGTTACGAAAATTAATAATATTTGGACGGGCGTGAAACATTTTTGAAGGAAAAGGGGACGTTTGCAAATATTATGTTAAATAATATTGGGTTTTGGGAAATTTTACAGGGGGTACCCCCCCTTGGGAGGGGTGCAAGGGGGCGTAGTGACCTCACGAAAAAATTTTTTCTTCTTTTTTGGTGGTATTTTTGTGTTTTGAGTATTGGTTTGCTAATGTGTGTGAATTTTTGTAATGTATTCCAAAAATATACGCCTTTATGTATATTTATGCAGTTTGTGGTTGTATTAACTATTGTTTGCGTTTGTTTACATATTTATTCTATTGACATTGTTTCGAGGGTTATCGCCTTTTTTGAAGGCCGAAGCTTCATTTAATGTAGCAAAAAGAGCAGTAAGTTTATAGGTTTTATGGGGGTTTATGCAGCATTGAAGGATAATAATGAGTATCTTTATCGTGCAGATGCGAGATTGTGTTTGGGTGAGCTTAGGGTTCATACATTCATGATTGTAGCGTACATCGGTGTTTGCGGTGTGTAGATGCTCCATGTTGCTGACGGATTTGGTAGTATGGAGGCCGCAAGTGAGAATTAACGAAAATATAGAGTACAATGAAGTTAAAGGTAACTCAAATCATAAAGAAATTGATGCCCAACTCTAAAAATTTTCGGGTTAGGGTGAAAAACCAGCGAAAGTTGAGTAAAGAACTTACACGTCGTCTTTGGTGGAAATTTGATGTTATTGAATACTGCGACAATAAGGACGAGTTTGATAGTTCTGTATTGAAGATAAAAGGTTATTTTGATTGGCGCGACTCCCGCTGTTTGCGTTTTCCACCTAAAAAATACGTTCCTAAGAATCTTCCGCTCATGGATAAACTTAAACCGTTGTTTCATATCATCAGGTTAAAGGAAAATCGGTTCAAGGTTGTCTGGATAAAGAATAAGCATTAACAGTATTAACGAAAATGTTGAGGACATAATTATAAAGATATTATGAAACAGATGTATTTCAATGATAAGATGGGGCTTACGCGGTCGGTTATAGACGGTCGTGTCACACAGACACGTCTGGTTGTGAGCTTCCGCGATACCTCGGACATGGGTGGGAAGATAGCTCTTGGTCTGGACCGGAAGGGCCGTTGTGCTCTTCTGTTGGACGGTGATTTTTTCCGTCACACGGAACATAACATCGGTGATATTGTTGCTGTTGCCCAGTCTTTTCAGAGCCGTTATGAGGAGGTGTTGGAGAGGGTGAAGGATGAAGAGCTGTGGGATGCTCTCTGTGAGTTTATCCCTCTCGTCTCTGCTAACACGGCAGATTCCAAGATTGCCTATCATCATATCTGCATCCGCAATATTCGTGTTGAGCGTATGCAGGACATCCGCAAGAAGGACTGTCTGGCTGTAGGCATCCGTGCGGTATATAGTGGTAACGGCATGACGGATTATGTGTATCAGCAGGACGGTAGTGTGTTTCTTTCTTCCGATTGTTACGGTACTGCGCATGAGGCTTACAAGGCTTATGTTGATAGGGCCTATGGTCAGAACATGTGGAAGTTGAACCCCTATGTTCTGGTTTACGATTTTGAACTTATTGACTAACAACAAAAGGATTTATAGATATGAGGACGATTAGATTTAAGGGCAAGAGGCCTGAGAACGGTGAATGGGTGTATGGTTCTTTCTATGAGGATGGTGACGTTGCTTACATGTTTGGTCACTGTCTGGACGAGAGTCTGGCAAAGAACGTTGCTTTCAGTGTTGACCGTGAGACTGTGTGTCAGTTTACGGGTTTCAAGGATAAGAACTGCCAGAGAGTTTATGAGGGCGACGTGCTGCGTTTGGACTTGCCTGAGTTTAGAGAAAAGATTTCGTATTGTGGTTCTGTTACTGAGCGTGACAACTATTACGGTGTTGTCTGCTGGCTGGCAGACGGTGGTTGCTTCTGTATTGCCAGGCGCAAAAATCTGGCCGCTGGGCCGTGCTGCGAAAATGTCAGAATGTATTTTGCCCTTGGTGCTGAACGGCTGCAAGCCTCAGAGGTTATCGGCAACATTCATGACGAGGGTTGGCAGTACAAGTTGGACATTCAACCCGAAGACATAGGCAGCGGAGAGTGATAAGTAAGAAAATGTATAATTGAAAGAGATTATGACAAGAGAACAAACAAAAGAGGTAATAGCGACAAAGGAGGGCCCAAGCAATGATTAAAGCAGGAGACCTTAAAATAGGCGACCTTGTAAGGGTGAGCCGCGATTGCGCGTTTCCGGAAGGCACAATATTCGCTGTTTGCGATATAAATCCTCTAAGTGACCTTCTTGATAAAGAAGGAGTTGTCGGCCTAAGAGCAATCAACAATAATGACGATAGACTTTGGAACACTTGTTCCTGCAATGTCGAAGGCATACCCGTCACGCCCGAGATACTTAACAAGAGCGGTTTTAAAGAAGTAACTGTTGGCAAATACTACACAAGGTCTATTGACAACAAAAAGACGTGGGGCTTAGCCAGATATTTAGCAGTAGTACGGGAAGGAGGCGATTGGGTCGTTTTTATAAAACATGACGGCTTATGCGACCAAGCTCTCTTACGAAAAATTCGACACGTCCATGAGCTCCAGCATATCCTTTGGGTGTTGGGGTTAGATGCAGAACTAAAAATATAAACGTAATATGAAAGCACGATTAGCAAAGAAGATTGCACACATGCCTATTAACCGTCTGTCTCCACGTTGGTTAGACCGTTTTATCGGTGGCGACGAGAGGATATATGAGGCGGTCAGGAAATGGAGTAAAAAGAGCAGGAAGAAAGCACTTGAGCGTTTGCGCAAGGAGCTTAAAGAATCCGATGAGTTGTTGGATAAATTGGAGCGCGAGAAACAAAGGAAGGAATAAAAACGTAAGGATATGAAATTTGGAGTTATAGATTTTATTTGGGCATCGTTGCAGGTTGCCTTTATAGTGTTGAAGCTGTGCGGCGTGATAGACTGGTCATGGTGGCTTGTGTTTGCTCCTGTGCTGTTTGTTATGCTGTTCTCTACACTTTGTTTTGTCGTTGCGTTGAGCATTAAGATTTATGCCGAACGCCGTGACCGCAGGATGAAAGAAGAGATGTATGGTACTGCCAACCCTCTTAAGATCCGCATGGTGAAGATGCAGCGCCAGAGGGAGGAGCTTGAGCGTCAGAGAGAGGAACGCAAGCGCAAGGAGCTTTCTTGACACCAATGTTTTCGCACACAGTGCATCAAACTGGAGCTGGCGCGGCCTACGCTATTTTAAAACATAAATAATAGAGATATGAAGAATTATAGATTCATCGTGAACCTGAACGTTGGTTGTGTTCAGACGGAATTGAGAGAGAAGGCAGTGAGAGATATACAGCTTCAGCTGCTTTCGGACAAGGAAGGCATGACAGGGTTGTGTAAGAATGGAGTAATGAGGCACTATGAAAGCGACATTTGTCGTCATCATATGAAATTTCAGGATTTCTTCTTTCAGGCAGAGGATGCTATCGAGGCACTAAAAGCTGGTCTTGACCACTATGAGAAACAGGATTTGGAGGAAATTGGCAGCATGAACGTAGAGCTTATGCTTGTGGACGACTCTGTGTCCTACGAGCATGTGAAACAAATGAACGAAAGAGCGGCTGCGGCTTGTATAGAAGAATATAGCAAGAACAGGTTTAAACGTTATGGCTGGTAGTAGTATGAAGAAGAAGGGATATTACGAATATATACTGCAGATTTACCCAAGGAGACTTTGGGTGATGTACAATACATCTGAAGAAGAAATAGACAAATGCTTTACCGACATGAAGGGCGAACCTCTTGTTCACAACGGCGAGCCTATGAGCGGAGGAAGCTACGGAGGTCTGGTTTATGACGAATGTGTGAGTAGAACAGGTGGATATTTCGGTAATCTTGTTGTCTTTCCGAAGAAGAAAGATATGACTATGAAAAATATCTGCCATGAGGCATTTCACGTTCTATCGTCTATCAGCGATGCGTGCGATCTGGAAAGGATGTATAAAGGCAGAAATGAGCACCTGGCATACCTTATGGGTTGGATAGGTGATTGCATCAACAAGGCTCGTTTGGGTATTGGAGATTTTATTGAAATTTAAGATAAGGAGGAATAGCTTATGATTAAGAAAGAAGATATTAATGTTGGGCTGAAGTTTTTTCTCCCGTGTGAGCGTATTGAACGTCATGAAGATATGTTTCTTTATTTTGTCAATACAAGTGAGAACTGCTATTTGGGACTGAGTGAACCAACAAAGGCTTTTTGTGTAAAATCCGTAGAGGACAACTGTGTTTGTTGTGATGTTGATGGCAGGACAGACGTGTATGTTACGTTGGATATTTTGCAAGAGAAAGGTAGCATAACTGTAAAAAAAGTGATGGAAAAATGGGAAAGCAATGCGCCTGCAAAAGTTTACTTTTCGCATATTATTCCGAAAGACTTTGTTGACAATTTCTGTGGAATGTCGGCAAAAAGATTTGCTGATTTGATAAATAAGGAGAGGGATGCCCTTCATAATCCGTGTAAGGCATACAAAGCTATCACAGACGAGATGTTTGAAACCTTCAAGGCGAAGAACCACGACTACGGCAATAGCTTTGCGAAGTTGTTCAAGGAGTGTGGCATGACATACGCCTACGGGCACTTGGCAGAGAAACTGGAGCGCGTGAAGTCGCTTATGAAGGACGAGGCGAAGGTAAAAGGTGAGGGAATGAAAGACTCTCTGCTTGACCTTGCCAACTATGCAATACTTACAATAATGGAACTTGACAAAACAAGGAAGTGATATGCCGAAGATTGTTTTAGACCCCACAGAAAGCGGAATAGAGGCTATGGCTAAACTATTCATTAGCGCTACAAGAAACATGGGCCTTTCGGACAAAGAGGCGTGTGAAGCACTCAAAAGATCCATTGAGGCAATAGAAAATGCTCCAGTTGAGGAGAGATACGCCTGGTATGGTTCAGCTGAACATACAGACCAAAATAGAGTATAGAATCATTTAAATTAATTTTGAACACCTACTTAAGATGTTGAATAAATAAAAAAAGAAGGAGAAAAGAAGATGGAATTTGGCAAGAAGATTTGTGTGGGTAACTTTGTGTTGATGAAGAAGGCCCGTGCTTTGAGCAAGAGAGAGATGAAGGCGTTGCGTGACCTGGAGAAGATTCCCGAGGACAAGCGGAAGATATTGTCGCGCGGCACCGTTCCGTATATCCGTGTCAGCGATGTTGGCGGCGGCTGGAGCTTGGAGGTGAGCTTGGAGCACACCATGTTTGACGCCCTTGATGCCCTGACCGTTGTCTGTGGCGATGACGGCCGCTGGACCGTTCCCGGCATAGAGGGCAGGAACGCGGAGGCTATTCTGACAGGTATGTTTGTAGACACGACCATTGTCGGGGATATGGAATATCAGAAGGAGAAGATCCGCGTGATGAGCGCTTACCTTGAGAGGGCGACCAAGGAGCGGTTGGAGCGCGAGGCGGCCGAGAGAGCAGAAAAGGAGCCTGATAAGATTAAAGAGGAGGTCGAGAAGGTCAAAAAGGATGCTGCTGAGGCTTCAAAGGATGCTGCTGATGCCCCGACTATACATCTGGGACAGAGAAAGCAGCAGAAGGAAGCTTCAGAAGCATTGAAGGAGGCTGCTGAGGGCGACAAAGGCGAGAATGGTGCCGAGGGTTGACAGAGGCGGATTTTTAGAGAGAGATCCGTTATTGTTGAACTGTTATAGTTGAATTGTTGTTGTAATGAAAGATTTGTCAGAAAGAATGAAAGAAGAGGCCGTTTCGTTGGGTCTGTGCAATCAGTGGACCTCGGAATGGTCAGATGGCAGCAGCCGTGACGAGCTTGTGGACAAGTTTGTCCGCGGTCTGGATTTTTGCATAGAGCACGACTGGCCGAGCGTTGACGTGATGAAGCGCGACTTTGGCGACGTGATACACCGTCATGGCGTGTATGCCGATGAGCGTGTGGACCTTGACGAAGCCTCAACCGTGGTGTTGAACGGCTGCTGCGTTGCTGATTTGCGTTATTCGGGCAATAGTGTGGGCGATGTCTATGTGCGCCATGACAGCAGAGCGTGTATCGTTGTCCATGGTCTGGCCCGTGTTCATGTGACCGTCTATGACAGGGGCGTTGTGTCCGTGTGCTGTGACGAGGATGCCCAGTGTTTTATCTATCTTCACGGTGGCGACGTGCTGTCGTTGGATGGGGAGGGCAAGATCGTTGTGCGTGACAAGCGAGCAGAGGAAGGAGGTGAGCGATGAAGCGCAGTAACGGCGAGCTTATAGACCTGCTGTTTGCCCAGCTGTTGCAGTTGAGCACCGAGGACCGTTTTGACTTTGAGCGTTACCGTGAGGACTGGGGCCGTTCGAACAGCGAGAAATATAACGACATGCTGTCAGGCTTTTGCCGGAGCATGAGAGAGTTGGCCAAGAGCTGTCCTGTGAAATATTTCGCTGGCGGTTACTATATCTTCAACGGCAGGATATATGAGTTGGTAGAGACGATAGTGGTAGAGCAGTCATACCAGCTGCTTGTAGAGAAGCTTCGCATAGGTCCCGCCATGGTCCGTCCCTCCATCCGCAGGGACGCTTTCATGGAAGTTATCAAGAACTACAACGTGCTGGTTCCGCAGTTTGACGTTGTGGCCTTCAACAACGGCGTTGTGGACTTTGGCCTGTCGCGTGCCAACCCCCGTGCGTTGCCCTTCTCCCCCCACTATCATGTGACCTACTCGCACCCCTACGATTTCGACCCGAAGGCCAAATGTCCGCGTTGGACGAGCTTTTTAGACGAGGTGCTGCCCGACAGAGACCAGAGGGAGATCTTGCAGATGTTCTTAGGCTTAGGTCTGGTCCAGCGCGGCGATGCCTATAACCCCTACGACGGCAAGATGTCGAACAAGATAGAGCTGTGCCTGATGATGATTGGCGGCGGCGCGAACGGCAAGAGCGTGATATTTGAGGTGATGTGCGCCTTGTTCGGGCGCGACCGCATCTCGAAGATGGACTATGCCGAGCTGACCGCCGACGGCGACGAGGGCATGCGCGGTCGTTACCCCATCCGTAACGCCATCTTCAACTGGTCAAGCGACAGCGACCCGAAGAAGTTTGGCAAGAAGAACACCGGCATGTTCAAGCGTCTTGTGTCAGGCGAGCCCGTGCCCTACCGTAAGCTTGGCGAGAACGTTCTTGAAGCCAAGACCCTGCCCTACCTCATCTTCAGCTTGAACGACACGCCCGAGAGCGGCGATGCGTCGTTAGGTATGATCAGACGGTTGCAGTATGTCTACTTTGAAGTGACCATTCCGAAGGCGAAGCAAGACCCGTTGTTGGCCGCGAAGATTATCAAGACCGAGCTGTCAGGCGTGTTCAACTGGGTGCTGGAGGGCGAGCGGCTGTTGCGCAAGCGTAAGTTTGTGTTCCCCGACACGAAGAAGACCGAGCGTCTCCGCATCTTGACTTACCTTCGCACGAACCCCGTTGTGTCATGGATAACAGCCTACCACATGCGTCCTGACCGTCAGGCCAGGAACGAGGTGCCGTTATGGATCCAGTCGAGCGTGTTGTATGACAGCATGTTGCAGTTTTGTAACGACAACAACGTGGAAGACGGCGACATACCCTCGATGAACCGCTTCGGTCGCGTTATGCGTGACGACTGCAAGTTTAACAAGAAGAAGACGACGAAAGGCATCTACTATGAGACGTTTGGCGTGACGGAAGCTGACCTTAAGAGTCATTTCCTTGTTGAGGAACTTGACGGGTTGGAGTTTGGGGAGGAGCCGAGCTTTATTAAGGAGGATGTTGAATTTTGAATTTTGAATTTTGAATTGTTGCGCCGATGGCGCAATGTTGAATTTTTGAATGTTGAATTTGCTCTTTTTAGCAGGGTTTGAGGATGATGGGAAATATTCGGAAATTATCGGGGAATTTCCGCATTTTTTCCTTCTTTAGAGAAATGGTCTTTGGGGGATTTTGGGAGATTATTGGAGAAAAAATGAGAAATTTGGAGAAAGATGGAGAAAATTGGAGAAAAGGAAATGATATGTTAAACTAAAGAAGGAGGTTATTATGGAAAGTGTGTTACGCGAGCTGGCGTCTATGATAGAAGACCGCCACTCATTGGAACAAGGGCTTCGCATCATCATGGAGGCCGCGGAACGGAAGAAACTGCCCGAAGAGGTGTTTCTTCCTACGTTCAACGACAGTATGCTTGAAGAAGCGTTCGTTCACACGTTAGAGGCTGTTGTGGGCGAGCGTTACGAATAGCAGGAGCTGTGAGCATGTGAACAACTGTGAACGAATGAACCTTAAGGTTGCAGCTGTTGTTTGGAATTTTGTTAATCGGGGACAGGCCGTTGGAGATTATTCTTTGTCGGTCTGTCCTTTTTGGTAAAGCAGGCATTCGGAGCACTTTGTCGGGTAGTTGATGGGTACATAGTAATGTACGACATTGTTCTCCTTGTCGATTTCGTCCTGCTTGATTTTGTTGTAGTCGGCTTCGAGCTGCACGATTTTAAGCCAGTCGGGCGATCCGTACTTGGCCTTTTTCTCGGCGTAGACGAGCTTTCTAAGGATAGTCTCCTTCGATGTTTCCTTAGCCAGCTCTTCAGGCGAGATGTCATCGTCGTTGTCCTTCTGTTGAGCCTTACCCTGCAAATCAGCGATTCTGTTTTGCACCGAGTTGAGCGTTTCGAGCTTGTTCATTTCCTTTACAAGCTCCGCTTTAGACCAGTTGAGTCCCTTGCCTTGGAACGCCACGTTCCAAGCGTCTGTCTGCGACCATCCCGCCGCCCTGAGGTCAGCATAGATGAGATATGCGGGATCAGACATGCCGTATTTCTTTTTCAGATTATTAACAGCGATAGAAAAAGCATATTGTGCCATGATGATAAGAATTTAAAAAATTAAAGAATGTTGTGTCGTTCGCTGTCCTTGTTGTCGTACAAGAACTGTATGAAGCACCGGCAGTTGACATGGAACGGAGGATAAGGGTCTCCGAAATGATGCACATAGACCGTTTCATCGTCACATATAGCGCAAGGATAAGAGCTTCCGCGCAAGACCCTGAAGGCCGTAGCGCCGTGTTCCTTGCCGTAAGCCTGCTCCGCCATTCCCCATGCCACCGCCACCATCTGCTGTGCGTTTCTTATGATGTTATGGTAAGCAGCCTTGAAGATGCCCTTTCCGTAAGACGGCGACGCGATGTTGATGTCATACCTCCTTGCTTTCGTTATGACCGACGAGAGATAAGGATCCTTATATCCCGTTCTCACGGCAGCAAGGATTTTCTGTTCGTCATATCCCATCAAGACGCCCGCTTTCGCCATCCTGACGATGTCCTCCGCGAAATTGGCGAGATAAGTAGACGTCCTTTGCCTTGACGTGGCGCCATAATATTGCGCCGAGAGGAACGCCGAGACGCTGCCCTCGTCAACATTCAGCCTTTTCGTTGCCGCGAGCGCATACTGCCCGATGATATTCTCCACCCTGTCCGTCATTCCCGTTGCGATGCCTTGCGCCTCTTGAAGAAAGGCCTTTTCCGCCGACAGCCTCTTTCCCCTTCTATATTTCGAGGACAAGCCGACAATCTGCTTAGCCGCCGCGAAGACCACCTTTTTCAAGGCAGTCTCCGTGGCATCGACAGCCTTAGACCTGTCGATGGCATAACTGTATTCCTTAGCCATAAGCCGATACCTTATTTACGGTCATACTTATTCCAGTTGTTACGTCCGGGCCAGTTGCCGTTAGAGTCGTATTGTCTTCCCGACTCGTTCGGTCTTCCCGCCTTTCTGCCTTCGCCCGTGTTGACATCCTGTCCGCTCTGCTGCGCGTTAATCTTCGCCTGAGCCTCCTGCTCCTCGATGGTGTTTTGCGTCTCGTTGTCGGCCCTCTGCATGTCCATGAGCAGATCCTGCTGCTGCTCCTCCTTCTTCTCCCTTATGATCCGTTCTATCTCGTTCGTGACAGGGAGGTCAGGGCATCTCTCCGATGCCGTCTGTTTAGACAAGAACCCGTTTTGCACCGCCGTGGCGATATTCGTTATCATCTCCGACTTGTTTTGATGTACATAGACCTCCACCCAGGCATGAATAGGCAGCGCCGTCATAGACGCCATGCAGTTTTGCTCCATTCCGATGCCATACTTACACATCTTGACGAGCTGCATGAGGAACGGGTGCAGCACCTTGGCATCGTTCTCCGCGATCTCGATAGCAGGCGAGAAGAGCAGCTTAATGGCCACTCCGGGCAAGTCGCCCGACTTAAGTTCCGGCGGTTTGACCGTGAACGACAATTCATAGATAAGGTCATAGGACTTGTTGAGCTGCGTGGCGAAGGCGTTAGAAGCATCCGTTCCGTCGATGAACTCAGCATCGCCGTCGGTGTCAGTGATCTGTATAGTCTTCGCTCCGCCGTTAGTGTCGCCCACGACAGCGATGTCATCGCCATCGCCTTTGAGTTTAAGCATAGGGAAGGCATAAGCCTTGTTGTTTTCACAGAGATAAGAGTAAGCCTCCTCATAGTCTTCGATGTTACGCTGTACAGGCGCCCAGCACGGTCCGTCCTCGTTTCTTGCGTAAGCGACAGGCAGGAACGGGAAGCCATGCGGTTTCTCCTCCACGCACGAATAGTTGTCGATACCGAAGATGTTAGCAATCCTCTTTATTGTCTCCTTAACAGGACCCTCGTTAAGCTGCTTCTTGAACCTGTAGAACATCTTATTGTCCCACACCTCAACCCATTCAGTTCTTTCGATGCCCTGCTCGTCGTAGTCGATATATTTTCTTGCGAAGACCTTCATCTCGCCCGTTAGCGAGTCGATGTGCGGATAAAGGATGTCGCCGTTGTCGAAGGACAGCGTTTTCGTTCCGAAGACGCCGTTGCTATCGAAGAAGCCTACGACAGCGACCTCTGCCACCTTCATGTAGGCAGAGACCGCCTCGAAGTGTCTCACCTCCATGTCCTTCATGTACCACTCCTTCTTGAACGTGTTAAGGAGCTGTTGCAGCTGTTCGTTCTTCTTGTCTTCAGCAGTGGCGAGCTCAAACTGGATGTCGTTACCCGTGAGGTGCAGCGTGTGCTTAGTGTGGATGAGGCGTTGGAAGGCGAACGCCGTTCTTTGGATTTCCTGAATGTACCACTTGCCATCCTCAGGATTTTTCCTGTAGATGTCAGGGTAGAGGTCCTTGTCCCATATTTTGTGAGACGAAGGATAGAACTCCCTAAGGAAGTCGTGTTGCGTTTTGATACGCCTGTAGAGCGTGTCGTCAGGCATGTAGCAGTTGACATTCTCCGACAACTCCTGCTCCCTCATGACGCCATGCGTCATGTAGTTCTTAGGCGTGAGTTCATAGAACGGTTTCCTTACGAGGATCTGTCTAAAATTAGTATTTGTGTTGTCCATAAAATTAAGAAATTATAACATCCATAACCCTTTGATTTTGTTGTTTTTCTTCTTGTAGAGCGAGAAGATCATGATATAGAACCACGATTCGAAGAAGTCGGGCGAGTGACCGATGATCTTCTTTGCCATGTCCTTAGGCATGAGTTTGAAGCTTTTGTCATAGCTATTTTCGTCCCTTCTTATCATCTTTCTCTCCTTTTGCAGGATTTGCCTGAGCGGCACCTTGTCGAAGCCCTTGCCCGAGTATTTCCTTTCAAGCAGGTCAGAGTCGATAGAGAAGCCCTTGTCCTTGACAGCCTTATAGAAGAGGAAAGCACACTGCGACTTAAGGTCCTTATAGAGATATTTGATGCCCTTCTCCTCCTGCTTTGTTGCCGCTATAGGCGCTGCCTGGTTATTGAACGGCACGGCATCCTTGAAGAAGCCCTTGAAATACTGTCCGATGCCCTGCATGTCGTAAGTGAAGTTACGTTCCTCGACGCCCCACTCCCGCAATTTCGCCATGACCGTGAAGACGAGCGTCTGCGAGTCGAGCCTCATGACCACCAGGTCAGCGCAATGGTGCCCTATCCACAGCCACATGACAAAGTTGTCGCCTCCCGTGAAGGCGATGTCCGCCGAAGCCCTTCTGACCCCGTCGCCCGTCTGCTCAGCGTTGTCAAAAATCTCCTCCAGGTCCTCCCTTTTTATCATGTCATCGCCCGCCGCCTTATAGTTCCAGTTGGCTTCGAGGTCGCGCATGCGCTGTTCCTCATCCTGCTGCGCGAGGTTAGCGATGTAAGAAGCGTCAGTAGATATAAGCTTGATATTTTCCGACACATCCGCCCTTATGAACGTCACCGATTTTATGAACATGTCGAGCTTAGAATATCCAAGCTCCGCGTAGCTGTCCTTCCACAGCTTGTCGATGATGTCGCGACATTGCTCGTAGACCTCCTCCCGCGTGTTTCCCCAATAGATAGAGTCGGGCGTGTCTCCGTCCATGAAACAATAACGTATGACGCCGTCGCGTTCAGGGATGATATATCCCTCATCGTCAATCCACCAGTCGATGAACTTGCGCACCCACGACTCGGGGTCAGGGTTACAGGTTATCCAGAAGCGGTTTCTGATATGCGAAGCGTTACGGTTGTTTGTGAGCAGATATTTGAATTTCTTGTAAGGGCATTGCGTACCCTCGTCGATGCAGACATAGGCAAACTGTCGTCCTTGGAAGCGCGTTTTGAAGTCTTGATACGCTCCAGCATAGTAAGAGAACTTGAGCCATCCCCCGTTGGCAAAATTCCATGTCATGTCGTTTTGCGACTTGTTGTAGGTTCCGAACTGCGAGAAGAGCTTGTAAGAGTCGGTTACGAGCGACTGAAGGTCATCCTTCTCGTTACGGAGGATAGTGGCATGGAAGTCGGGGTTCTTGATGTCCTTCAGGACCTCCATGAGAGAACTAAAGCTCTTGCTTCCTCCGCGGCTGCCTCCCACGATCTTTATGTCGGCGTCGATTGCAAGCATGCGCTCCTGTCCACCCCTCTGCGCGATGATTTTCAGCTTGTCGGGGTGTTTTTTGTCAGCATCGCGAAGAGACTGTATGAACTCCTGCGTGTAGACAGGTTCTCCCGAGGGAAGGAAGAGGCCAGACAATATTTTAGTTTGCGTTTTTTGCATATTTATTCAGAATTATTGTATATTTATGCAAAAATAGCTAATATTTTTTGGTTTTTTGTATATTTATTCATATTTTTGCGTAAGATAAATGTATATTTATGCAAAGAGAGGTAGAAGCACTGCCTTAAAACCAACACAAAAACTAAAAAAGCCATGACAGTAGAAGAACTGCTTTCATTAGTGAACAAGGAGGTAGACACCACCAAGTTTAAATCGTTGAGCCAGAAGACCATTACGGAAGAACTTAATGATGTACTGGACGAAATGGGTGACGATGAGGCAACGAATGCCAAGAAAGTTACCAAGTTGGCAACCCGTCTGAAGCGTATGGACGGCAACCTTCACAAGTGTGTCTCAGACGAGATCAAGAAGAGCCGTGAGGAAGCCGAGCGCAAGAAGAAGGAAGAAGAGGAACGTCGCGAGAAGACCGGCGGTGAGGAGAAGCCTAAAGAAGGTTCATCATCTTCGTCGGACGACAAATATGACAAGCTGCTTGCTAAGCTTGAAGCCCTTGAGCGTGCAAACGCCGAGCGCGACAAGAAAGCGAGCCGAGCCGCCACCGAGTCGGCCGTTCGCAAGGGTTTGAAAGACAAGTTTGACCGTGCGAAGCTTGAGCTGAACGACTTTTTCCTTGACACCGCGATGTCGAAGTTGACAATTCCCGACGAAGACGCCGACGTGTTAGAGCTGATAACACAGGCCGAGGGCATATACACGACCGACTACAAACGCGCCACAGGCAACAGCGCCATTCCCCGCAAGGGTGGCAGCGACACGCCGACAGGCGACCGCGGCATCCGTGCAGACGAGTGGGACGACATCAAGCTAACGACAAGCAAAGAGAAGTAAAAAAGAAACAGAAAAACTAAATTAGAAAAGTTATGGAAAACAGCAATGATTACTACGGACAGATGATGGCTCAGGGAGCCGTCAACGCCACAGGCGCTGTAGTGTTGCAGTCGGAGATGACCATTGGCGGTCAGCGCCATGTATTCGTGGACCTACCCGGAGCTGTGAAGGAGGCGTTTCGCCGTCCTCCCATCGGTGGAGTGTTGAAGAACCCGTTCCCCGGTCCTGCAAAGATATATGCAGGCGACCTCATCGAGCACAGTCTTGGTTTTGCCGACGAGAGCGGCGGCACCGTCAAGGTGCTGAAGAGCTACGAGGTAGCCAAAGCCACGACAGGCGCCACTGACACCGCCATCTACATCACCCGCGACGGCTATCACCACATTCCGTTTGTCGGTGACAACCTAATGGTAGGCCAGAAGACCTTCACCACAAAGGCGAAGGGCGTGACCGTGACCGCCGTGACAGAAGAGGAGCAGGACGGCAAGGAGGTATGGAAGCTGACCCTATCAGAGACCCTTGGCACGTTGACCGCTGGCACCGTGCTGGTAGAGGCGTCAGCGTCAGGCGCGAGCGTTCTGCCGATGGTCACCAACCCCAACTGCTTCGCTCCCTGCGATGTTGACATGCCGTTCTTCACCCAGTCGGGCAGTGACAAATATCATGCTCCCCGTTACTTTAACGACTTTTGCCTTCTCGGCACCGACGTCGTTATGTGGAAGAGCAGGATGAGTCCGATCCCCCCTGCGTTGGAGGCTATGAACAAGAGCCGCTACCCCGAGTGGTGGTATGCAGAGAACTAAACGAACAGAGACAGAACACAAAAACTAAAAGACATGGCAAAGTTTGATTTTAACAATTCGCGTAAGGCCCGCTTTTTCAGCGACCCCGAGAACACCAGATATTTGCAGAAGTTCATTGACGAGAAGGACATCTTCCATGTGAACTACGGCTGGTATCTGACCCAGGGCCGAATAGCTCCCGACCTTACCCCCACCAACCACAAGGGCGTTGCTACGTTCACGGTAGAAGCGAGCGCTCTCCGTGCCTCGACCCTTGCCAACCTTCGTGCGCCCCTTGCCGGGTCGTTCCAGAAGGACAAGGGCGAGCTGAAGGTGTATTCAGCAACCATTCCCGACTTTATCACCGACGGCTTCAAGGAGACCGCCGAGGAGCGCAACTACCGCGAGAAGCAGTTTGAGGAGTTTGGCAACGACAGCGACCTCGTGAAGCAGTGGCGTAACGACGTTCAGGACCTTATGGACTCGCTTGACATGACCATGAACTACATGACCGCCAAGCTTGCTTCGACAGGAGAGCTTGACTACACAGGCATAGGCCGTGGTATTCAGGCACCCCTTCACAAGGTGCCGTTGTCGGCAGACAATTTCCGCAAGTGTGGCAAGGTAGAGTGGGCGAACGCCGAGTGTAACATCCTTGAGCAGATGCGCAAGATAGAGAGCGACTGGCGCAAGGAGTTTGGCCAGAACCGTCTGGCCCTTGTATGGCAGATGACGTACAACACGTTCTACAACGTGTTCCTTGCGAACAAGCAGATCAGCGAGCTGTACAAGAACTGGTGCAAGGCCCACTATGTGGCCTATGTTGAGGACTACGGTGTGAACACCGAGATGTTCCTGAAGGCCTTTGCCGACATACAGGGCATCTCGCAGATAGAGATCGTAGACGAGGAAGAGCAGAACATCAAGTTTGACGGCAGCGTTGTGAAGGTCAAGGGTTGGGCAGACAACATCGTTGTGCTGCGCCCCGCGGGCTATGCGTTCGAGTATGAGCGCAAGCAGGTTGCCGACGAGCCGATGTTCAAGAAATACGGCAACAGCATCGTTCAGAAGGTGTTTGCCCGCACGAACAACGGCATCGGTCTGTTGTGTAACTCTACCATCGCCAACGGCGACTATCAGGAGTGGCACACCGACCTGATGTTTGCCGCTGTTCCCGCGATGCTGGATTTCCCCTACCGTTGGATCATCGACATCACGAAGAAGGGCTAACAGACCATTTACAGGGAGAGGGTCAAGACACCCTCTCCCCCCCCCACTATTGACACAGAAAAAAAGACAAGCACATGACACAGACACCGTTTCCCTATCTGACCGTATCATCGGCATTGATAAACAAGGTAAAGTTTGAGGTTCCCGAGGAGACCCTTCATGCCATCCTTGTGGACCGCGGCCTTGACGGCGAGATGGAGTATGGCGAAGCCCCTCGCCGTGAGGTGCGTTTAGCCTATGCCGACCTGCTGAAATGGTTCATCTTAGGTCCGAGCAAGGTAAACAACACCACCGACTCGGACAACGGGTGGAGCCACGGCGGCGGCGGTTATGAGCTTACGCCGTCGGACCTGTCGCGCCTGAAGGCCGAAGCCAACGCGATATATGAAGAGCTGGAGCCGACCTCGAAGTTGAAGCGCCGCTGCACGTTCAAGATAACGTCGCACGGTGTGAAGCGCTCCAACGTCAGCCCGTATGGCATGCGTCTTCCCCACATCAACAAATAGACCGTAAGGACATGCGTAAAGAGAGAATAGACAACCCCCGTTACCCCCACCGCGTGACTATAACGCGCTTAAGCGTCGGCCGTGCGAGCGACGACGACCCGTTCGGCGACGAGACAGCCCCTGTTGGCGACAGCACGACCGTTCTTTATGAGGGCGTTGGGCGCAGCTACACCGACACGACGACAGAAGGCGACGAGAACGTTGACGAGAACAAGCGCAAGGCGTCCATTCCCGTCCGTTATGACGGTTGGCGCGAGGGATGCTTTCCTCTTGACGGCGACATGATAGAGGTCAGTATCGGTGCCCATGTGGAGACAGGCATCATAACAGACTGTGAGGGTGACAACAACAGGACGGTGGTATATTGGAAACTTAGAAGAGTGTGAGGTATGGCAAGTTATTTCAAAGGCAAGCGACTATCGCTTGGTATGCAGTTTGAGCACCAGATCAAGCCAAGAATAGAAAAGATAGCCTATGAGAAGGCTCTTGCACTAATGCAAGAACTTGCCCATAGAACCGTGAACTACTTTAAGGAGAACAGAGAGTTTTACAATATTACAGGAAATGCCTATACGTCGTTTTATGCCGCTGTCTACTATAAAGGCAAGCTAAAGTATATGGTCCGTTCAGCCAAGGGAGAAAAAGCTCCAACAAGAGTAACCCTGGCCGAAGGCGAGAAATACAACCTTCCAAATTATTATGACGGAGGTAAAAACGACGGATATAAAGGAAAAGAAGGAGGAGGCCACCAATGGGGTCCTAATCTTGTCTATGGCCGAATAGGCAAAGACAAGCCATCTGGCAAAGACTGGTCTCTTGTTGCTGTTTGTCCCGTAGAGTATGCAATATTCAAAGACGAGAACCGCATTTTTGAGACTGTGTACAGCACTTTTGAGGCCCTTCCCGACATATTTGACGCCTGTGTAGTGTATGCTGCAAGTTCGACCATAAAAAAGTTTTAAGCTATGGTTGATATAAAACAGATATATTATGACCTCGGCAACGCCATGAAAGGCGTGTGTGCCAACATATATCCGAGAAGCCGTCCGAAGTCGGTAGACAAGAATATCAGTAGCTATATAGTGGTCAATGTCCCTTACGCGATCAGAAACAACGAGATTGACGGCAGCGGATCCTATAACGACTACACCACAACCATACAGATTGAGGTGTATGTGAAAGACAAGGTTTCATCTGCAAATCCGAACGGATTTAACCTCGTTGAAATGGACCGCAAGGTAAAAGCCATTTTAAGCCGCTTCCCCATCATGACGGACAATGTTGTTGTCACGAAGCCCCGGGTTGCGATACAGGCCGATGACGGCGACGGCTTTTCCGTGACGATAGTGCAAGGAATGTTACGAACGAGATAGACACAAAAAACAAATTAGGTTTAACGATTAAAAAAATAGAAAAGTTATGGCAATGAAGAAGATTGAAGAGTTGAAGGACATCTTTGTAGGCCCTAAGACCCTGCTTTACGCAAAAACTATCGCCGATCTGAGCAAGACGACGCTTGACATTACCCCTGACCTTGAGCTTCCCGTAGAGGTAGACTCGTTGAAGGCGACGATGGAAGACCCTACCGTAAACCACTACAAGGTGATGGGTTTGGCCGGCGACTGGGCCACCACGTCCGAGCTTGGCGACTTTAGCGTTGAGTTTGTCGTACCCTCGAAGGCGAAAGACCTCCTTGCCTCGATTTTTGGCAGCGACGCCGTTGGCGAGCTCACCAAGCTGACCTTGAAGACAGGCGACACCGACCTTGACGCCACCACAGGCTTTACAGGCACCACCCTTGAGCTTAAGAAGTTTAAGATTCAGGGCACCATCATCATTGTTGACGAGACCAAGGCCAACCTCATGGTCATCACCAACATCGCCCTGTATGCCACCATGCAGTGGGACGAGACAGGCACGAAGCCCGTAGCGTTCAAGTTCTCTGGCTCTATCGAGGGTGCAGGCAAGAAGAGTATTGCATGGCTTAGCAAGGCCGCAGCCTAAGGAGCAGGTTGATTGTATAAAGGATAACAGAGAAGGCGAGGAGCAGAGAGCTGAGAAGACGGCTGCTGCCCCCCGCCTTTTTGATTTACGAACCAGAAAAAAACGTAAGATATGACAGACGAGAAGAAAGTGGAGCAGCCCGCTGTAGAGTTTCAGCAGCTCTTGGACAGCGTGTTGGAAGCCACCCCCGAAGAGGTGCTGTTTATGGGCAAGAAGCGCACGATCGGTTGGTTGCACAAGGGAACGCTAAGGAAGTTTAGCCATGTTGTACAGAGCGAGCAGGACGAATGGAAGCAGAGCGTGAAGCTGTGCGCCATCATACTGCTGAACAGCTGTTTCAAGCTGCGTCTGTGCTACTGGTTCTACTGGCGTTGGCTGTACTATGTTCGCGACCCGGACGCCGTGGAGCTGTTGCGCGTTGTTGAAGCGGGTAAAAAAAAAATTCCATCGTTAGCCTGCTCACTGCTTACCATATTAGCGACCGGGATGGGGGACGTGATGATGACGATGACAGCGAAGGAAGCGAGAGCTACCCGAGCCGCACAAGCTGGGGCGCCGCCTACTCGTTAGGCGAGAAATATCCCTTTCTCTTTGCGTCGCGCTTCGGCGTGAGAGCCTATGACTACTGGTGGGGCTACACGTCGGCCCAGATAGACCTGATGGTGTCAGACCAGCCGTTGATAGTGTATAAGAAAGAGAAGAAGCGCAACGCCGACGGCAGCGTGAAGCACACGAAGAAAGAGATGGATGACCTTTATGACCGTTGGGCAGCCCGCAAGGCAGCCGAGGGCAGCATGGCAGGCAAGAAGATAAACCTCAGCGAGTGGTTGCGCAACTAAGAAGCAGAAACCAAACAAAAAAACTAAACGAAACATGGCAGACGGAAATGTAGGCGATCTTATGATGAGTTTAGGTCTGAAAGAGACCATCACAAAAGATCTTGACAAGATACAGAAGAAATTTAGCGGAACAGACGAAGTTGCGAAAAAGGTACAGGCAGCCATTGAAGGCATTCGTCAGGCGTTGAAGGACAGCAGCAGCGCGTCGGGTTTGACCACAGCACTGAAGAACCTCCAGACGGTTCTTGAGAGCAGCGGTCAGAGCGCGAAGGCCGTCAGCTCGTCGTTGAAAGCCATTCGCGGTGCGGAAGCCCTTGAAAAGGTAGGGAGAGCCGCGAGCGAAGCCAACGGCGAGGTGAACAAGATGCTGAACACCCTTCTTGGCGGCAAGGCAGCAGGCATGAGCCTTGAAGAGATGGCGAAGAAAGCCGCCCGTTACTCGGCCGAGCTTGCGAGCGTTGAGACCACGATGCGCAAGAAGATGCGCGAGGCGACGTCTGGTGGCGAGCAGCTGAAAGGCGACCCCACCCGTTCGACGCGCGAGGCCATAAGGAACGCGCAGACCTATCTTGACCTTGTTCAGCGCATCTACCTGAAGCAGAAAGAGATCAGCGAGACAGGCAGCAAGCAGCCAAACATAGACACGAGCAAGCTGAAACAAGCCAAGACGTTGCTTGACGAGTTTAGCCTCACGCTTTCCAAGATTGTGAGAGAAGGCAAGGGTGTTGACGGCTCGTTGGTCATGGGCAACCTGCCGAAGGCATTGCAGAGCACGATGCGCGAGGTGAAGGACATTCTCAGCTCCTTCTCCAAGGAGAACCCCTTATCGGTGTTTGCCAACAACGCCGACAGGGCATGGACCGCCATCTCGAACTTAGAGACCAAGGTGCGCGACCTCAAGAGCCTGATGGACGAAGGCATGCTCAAAGGTTTCAAGACCGACATGCTGCCCGAGAACATACTTGCCCTTGAGAGCCGTTTGAAGGAGCTGTACAGCCTGATGGGCGATAACAGCCGTAAGCTCACCGACAAGGGATATATGACCAACCTTTTTTCAGAGATCAGCAAAGAGCAGACGTTGGCCAGAAACGCCCAGCGCGACTACGGAAGAGAGAAAGGCATAACCCTCGCGGCGAGCCGTTCTGTAGAGCGAGAAATAACGTCGGAGCTTAGCGCCACCCAAAAAGCGCGTGAGCAAGACCTCCGCGACATGTCAGCATACATCAAACGCTACATGGAGCTACAGGAAGCCAAACGCCGCTCAGACGAGAAGTCGGCCAAGGACAGCGAGCGCCGTTCTGAAGCCGAGCGTCGTCGTATAGCGTCAGACACGACAAGGATGTCGCGTCTCTATGCGTCCTTAGAGCTTGGTATCGGGCGTGGCGAGCGTGTCGGCATGCAGGGTTTAGGATTAGGTGTAGACGTGAGCGCCTTAGACAAAGCCCTTCGCGAGGCCACAGAGCTGAAAGCCCAGATAGAGGGCGCCAACGTGGCGTTGATGGGCAAGGGCGGCAGAGCCAGCTATGAGTGGTATGCAGCGCAAGCCGACAGGCTGAAGGCGAGTCTGGCGAACGCCACCGAAGCCCAGCGCGAGCTGAACGCCGCCCGAGACAAAGCCAACAAGCGAGCCGAGAGCGACAGGAAAAGCAAAGAAGCCAAGGACGCGCGAGAAGCCGTTGCCGCCGAGCGTCAGCGTCAGCGAGAGATAGAGAAGACGGAGGCCCGCATGGAGTCGTTGTCGCGTGTTATGGACAAGATGAAGGAAGCCCGCCTTGGCTCCGTCGGGCGTGGTGCGGACACCCGCGAGATAGACAGTCAGATAGCACGCGCCGAGCGGCTACTGACCATACTGAGAGATATGAACGCGAGCCTGTACACATCGGACTGGCGCAACAACCTTGGCAGGGTCGGCAATTTCGGGAACGGCCGAGACGTAAGGGCATTTGCCGATACGGCCAGAGCACAGCAAGAGGTCAACGCCCAGATAGACCGCAACAACGAGAAGAAAGAGAAGAGCATAGCCTTGGAGCGGAAGCACCAAGCCGAGATAGCCCAGACCGCCGCCAAGGTGCGCAACGACCTCGCCAAAGCGTTTGAGCAAGCCAAGAGGCAGGCGAGCGGCATGAGCAGCGTTGTTCAAGACCTGAAGAGCCTGTTTATGCAGGGCGGCATTGTGTATGGTGCGCAGCAGTTTGTGATGAGCGTGATCCAGACAGGCGGTGAGCTTGAGAAGCAGCACATCGCCTTGCAGAGCATCTTGGGCGACATGCAGAACGCGAACCAGATGTTCAACCAGGTCAAAGACCTTGCGTTGAACTCGCCCTTCACGTTCAGCGAGCTGAACAGGGACGTGAAGCAGCTGGCCGCCTACGGTGTGGAATATGAGAACCTGTATGACACGACAAAACGTCTGGCCGACATGGCTTCAGGCCTTGGTGTGAGCTTTGAGCGCATAGCCTTGGCGTTTGGTCAGGTACAGGCCCGCGGTTGGCTTGACGGCAAGGAGCTCCGCCAGATAGCCTATGCAGGCATACCGTTGCTTGACAAGCTGAGCGACTACTACTCGAAGCGCGAAGGCAGGAAGGTGACGACGAGCGAGGTGAAGACCCGTATCAGCGGCCGCGGCGTAGACTTTGAAGACGTGAAGAACATCTTTTGGGAGATGACCGATGCGGGCGGTCAGTTCTACAACATGCAGCAGGTGTTGAGCGAGACCCTGTTAGGCCGTTACAACAAGCTTAAAGACGCATGGGAGATCATGCTCAGCGAGTTTGCGAGCGGCAACAGCGTTGTGGGCAAGGGTTTGAAAGACATCATAGACCTTGTTACATGGCTTGTGCAGTCGTTGCACAGCCTGGCCCCCGTCGTAGCCGCCGCCTTTGCCGGCCCCCTTCTCGGACGCCTTGGGCGCAGCCTGAGCGGCGGTTTGGAGAAGAGCCTGCTGAGCGCGAAGAACAGCATGGCAACAGAGTATCAGCGCAAGGCGTTGGAAGGCAAGAAGCTGAACGGCGTCGAGCGCGAGATTTTGAAGACCCGCAACATGATCACTGCCGAGGACGCGAAGACCCTTGCCAAGGCGCGGGCTATCACTCAGGTAGAGCTTCAGCGACTGTATGTGAGCGGGCGCATCACGAAAGAGATGTATGCGCAGAACATGGCCCTTCTGAAGCAGCAGGGCCAGACGACGAGCCTGAGCTTCAAGGAGCGTATGCGCCAAGGCATGAGCGGTTGGTTCAACGGCGGCGGTGCCAAATGGGGTGCGTTGGGCGGTCTTGTGGCCAACGGTCTGAAGACAGGCCTCAGCTCGATATTAGGCTTCTTCGGCGGTTTGCCCGGCATAGCCATATCGGCGGGTATGGCCATCTTTGCCTACTATCAGCAGAAGAACGCGGAGCTTAAGCAAGCGATGGAGCAGACCGCTGCCGAGCTTCAAGACCGCGCCAAGCAGATGGGCGAGTTTCTTCGCGACAACGACGTGTCGAAGACCATAGCCGAGGGCGACGACAAGGCCATAGACAACATGATCGACTCGTACAAAGAGAAGCTGAAAGAGATTTCGCCCCAGAGCGCGTCGGCCTTTGCCATGCACGCCGAGGAGATAGCGAGCCACAAGGAGCGTCTGCGGTATCTTGAGATACAGCTGAAACTGTTGATGAAAGCCAACGCTCTGGCCAAAGAGATGGCAGGAGACAGCAACAGCTACGAGAAGCTGAGCGAGAACACCGAAAAAGCCGTGGAAGCCGCCAAGAAGTTAGCCGAGAAGTCGGCCAACCTCCGCAAGCCCAACCCTACAGGCAACGAGCAAGGCGAATATGACGATGCGAAAGCAGATTTTGACAAATATATAGAAAATCTTGCAGCGTATTACAAGCGCGAGATACCCGATATTCTCACAAGCGACGTTGCCCGCGAAGCCTTCAATGCCAATTTGGCGAGCATGCTGTCACAGGCCCAAGGCATCACAGAAGAAGCCGCCATGCAGATAAGGTCAGGAATCAGTCAAAGCTTAGGTCTTGAGGACAATGACCTGGAGCGTGAGTTTGCGAAGAAATACATGAGCATGATAGACAACACGTTCCCCGAGATTGCCAACCGCATCCGCGCCCACAAGGAGCTTGACGCGGAGAGCCGGAAGAAGGTGGAGAAGCTGATGCAGGGTGCCGTTAGCCAGCTGAGCGTGGAATATCCCCACTGGGAGTCGGCGTTGCAGCGGCTGCTCCGCGAGTCGAACTTTGAGGCCCGCATTCACCTTGTGTTCTCTACTGGTGTTGTTAACGAGATGGACGCCTTCAAGAAGCGCGTTTACGACAACTTTACAGCCCCCGAGGCAGGGCTGTTCAGTCAGTTGGATCCACTATTGAAAGGCGTGAGCGACATGTACACAGCGCAGCAGAACGTGGAGGCCGAGCTTAAAAAGCGCGAGAACCTTTGGAAGCGAGAAGAACAGCTTAAAGGCAAACGTCAAGGCAACGAGGTGGAGCGCAAGAGGTTGAAAAAATCGTTTGAGGACCTTCGAGATGCCGCATGGAAAGGCTTGGGCTATAAATATGAGTCGGAGGACAAGAAGACCAACAAGACGCGGAAGGGCGAGAAGAGAGACTTGGGGCTTGAAAACCTGAAACGCCAGCTCAAAGACTTTAAGGCCGCACGTCAAGCCTATCAGAAGCTGCGCAAGGAGGTAGGCATGAGTAAGGGCAAGGCCAAGAACGAGGTTTACAGTCTGTACAAAGACCTTGACTGGAAGAAGATAGACCTTGACGACTACACAGGCAGCCTGTCGCGCCTGAAGAAAGGCTTCAATTTTAACGCGAGCAACGACCGCAAGGCGTTCCGTACCGAGCTTGCGAAAGAAGACTTTGAATGGAAGCTGTCGGAGGTGTTGAAGCCCGAGTTTGCGCGTGTGTCAGCGAACTTTAAGGAAGCGTTGGAGAAAGGTGCCCGACAAGCCGATTTGTGGCAGGAGCTATATGAGAAGACCGGCGACAAGGGTTTTGCCGACTTGGCGTTGAAGGACGGTGCCCTGTGGAGCGACTACACACGCGGCCTGTCCGAGGACTTTAAGAAGAGATACGGGCAGCCCGTGGACCTGAGCATGACCGATGCCGACGCGCAGAAGCACTTTGAGGGCGTTATGGGCGCCTACGAGATGTGGCAGAAGATTGTGGGCCTTGTGAAAGGCGACTACACAAAGTTTCTGACCGACGCCGCCACCATCATAGAGAAGACCTCGACGACCGAGGAGAAGATCGCCGCCATAGACTCGCGTTACGAGAAGCCCATAAAGGACGCCACCGAGAGCGGCAACACCAGTCTTGCCACCCGTTATCGCCAGACGCGGGATGCCGAGAAAGAGAAGGTGCGTTTTGACGCCTACAAGAACTCGGAGGCTTATCTGAGCTTCTACGGAGCGATAGAAGAGCTCGGCAAGGACAAGGCAGGGGTGATAGCGAACGAGATCCGCGACAAGCTGAACAAAGCGTTGGCCGACGGGTCGTTAGATGCGCGAGAATATACGAAAGAGATCAAGACGTTACAGGAGCAGCTTAACAAGCTCTCTCAGGGCAAGAAGACCTTTTTCTTTGACGGTATGTTGGGCGTTGCCGACCGGAAGATAGCCGAGGGCGACAGCAAGTTCAACCTCGGCAGCTACAAGCGGGCCGAAGGCGAGAAGAAACAGCGCGAGGGCGAGATAGCCAACGACCAGAAGAAGATTGAAGAAGGCAAGAAGCTTCAGGAAGCGGGCAAGGCGCTACAGGAAGCAGGCAAGGAGCTGCAAGATGGAGGCAAGAAGATAAAAGAAGGCTGGGAGAAAGCCGTCAAGGTTGCAGACAAGGTTGACAACGTGATACAAGGCATTGTCGGGGCCTTCAACGACGTGAAGGACACGTTCGGCGCCTTGGGCTTTGACACAGAGAGCGACAGTTGGCAAGACGCGAGCGCCGTGATGAACTCGCTGTCGGGCATGTCGAGCGGTGTGAAGAGCATCATCAACGGCGCCGCCACAGGAGACATCGGCGGTGTGATACAGGGCGGCGTAAGCCTGATCACCAGTCCGATCAAAGCCTTCGCCGCCGCGCACGATGCCAAGCAAGACCGTCAGATCAAGCTTGCCGAGCGCAACATCACAGAGCTTGAGCGGATGCGCGAGTATGTGAACAAGCTGCTTGACGCCACGTTAGGCGGCGTGTACGAGTGGAAGATGGACGATTCGACCTCGAAGACCCTGAACAGCGTGGTGAAGAGCTACCGCGAGGGACTGATAGGCAACAACTTTATAGGCAAGGTGTTGAAGAGCAGCACAGGCAAGGCCTCGTTGAGCCAATACAGCAAAGAGACGTATGAGGCAGCCCGTTCAAGCCTTAGCGACCCCACGAACGCCTATAAAGCCCAGCGAGCATCGTTGCTTGCCCAACGTGACGAGCTACAGCGCCAGCGCGACGCGGAGAGCAAGAAGAAGAAGAAAGACAAGGACAAGCTTGCCGACTATGACAACGAGCTTCGCGATATGTCGTTGACCATCAAGCAGTTTTCGACCGACTTTCTGAAGAGCGTCTACTCCGTTGACATGAAGAGCTGGGCGAGCCAGTTGACCGACAGCGTTGTCAGCGCCTGGGAGAAAGGCGAGGACGCCATCGACGCCTACAAGAAGAAAGCCAAGGAGCTTGTCAAGGACCTGACGAAGAACATACTGAGCCAGAAGGTGATGGAGACCGCGCTGTCGAAGCCCCTTGACTACCTGACAGGCCTGATAGAGCAGAAAGGCAAGCTTGACGAGAGCGACATGCCGAAGCTCATAGACCAGCTTGTGTCGGCAGGCGAGAACGCGAGCTACAACATAACCGCCATTCTCGACGCCTTGAAAGCCAAGGGCTACGATTTCAGCGAGAGCGGCAGCGGCAGCGTGAGCAGCTCGATAAGCACTTTGACCGAAGGCACAGGCGACCTGCTGGCGAGCTACCTAAACGCCATAAGGCTCGATGTGAGCGTGACCCGCGGCAACGTTCAGCTTATCAGCGACCTGTTGCGCGAGCAGATGCCCGAGATGGGTCAGATACAGAAAGCCCAGCTGGGCCAGCTGACGCAGCTTGTGGTTCTTGCCGAGAGCAGGAACGCGAAACTTGACAAGATGATAGACTGGATGGGAGCCGTGACGACAGGCGGCAGGAAGAAGATATATGTGAACTAAGCGACGAAAAGGTGAATAAATATGCAGTAAACTTGTATATTTATTCACTTTTTTGTATATTTGAGGAATATTTATACAAAGACAGATGGACAACAAGATATTGGTAAAAAAAGAGACGGCAGGATCGAAGGTGTATGACATAGCATCGGCGTTTGACGTGTGGTGTCAGGAGCTGCCGTTTGCGGTAGGCTATGAGGTCAAAGAGCCCGTTGTGCGTGACTGGCGCGACGAGGACGGCGAAGACAGCTACACCGAAGACGGCCTGTTTGTGGAAGCCTACGACATGGTTGTGAAATGGGTGGCCAAGGGTCCGTCGGGCAGCGTTAAAGCCAAGATAGCCAGATTTCTGTCCTACCTGTCAGGGCGCGACGGCAGCGGCGTGAAGCTGAGCCTGTACAGCACATGGACAGGCGTGGGGCGCCAGCACATGCGCCTGAAGAAAGTGAACGACACAGCCCAGCTTGACCGTTGCGGCGACTTTGAGGTTGTGACGATAGAGACCACCTTCCGCGTAGAAGACCCCGTTACAGACATAACACTGACAGAAGAATGAAGATACAGATATACCACAAAGACGGCAGCGTGCTGACCGACCGCAGCGGCAACGCGATAGAGGTACACTCGTTAGAGTATAACGGCGAGTGGATGGGTCAGTGTGGCGTCACCATAAACTTTGCGACCCCCACCGCCATAGACTTTGCCATCGGCGACTGGTTCCTTTACCGAGACGAGCGCTTTGAGCTGAACTATGACCCCGGCAAGGTGAAGCAAGGGCGGAGCGGCGCGTTAGGCGACTCATTCAAGTATGACAGCGTCGTGTTCAACTCGATGAGCGACGAGCTTGCGCGTTGCGACTTTCTGGACGTTGTCCTGACCAAAGACAACAACCTTCACTACACAGCCCTGCCGACATTCAGCTTCTACATAGAGAGCTTAGACGACCTGCTTGACAGGCTCCAGGCCAACCTGAACGAGCAGATAGGCAGCGGTCTGTGGAAGCTCTACTCGCGTAACTGGCAGAGGAGCAAGCTGCGCGGCTGCGACGCGAGACGCTGGGAAGAGATATACGGCGGCAAGACCACGGCGGCAGGAGGAACAGGCATAGAAGACACCGTCATAGACTCGACGTCGGTGAGCATAAGCAACCAGAGCCTATGGGACGGCCTCTCGTTGGTGAACAGCCAGTTTGACGTGAACTTTATCGTCAGAGGGCGCGAGGTGTTCATCGGCACGGCAGGCCTGCCGACCGCCAACATCTTCAAATATGGCAAAGGCAAAGGTCTGTACGAGATAGAGCAATCGTCGGACTCGGACCAGAAGATTGTGACCCGCCTCCGTGCCTACGGATCGAGCAAGAACCTTCCGACACGCTACTACTCGACCATGAACATCGAGGTGTGGGCGAACGCGCGGAACGTGTGGAACATAACCCAAGGAAGCGACGCGCACGTTACAGGTGTGGACATCGTTACCGACCTGAACAGCGCGAGCCTGTCGGCCTATTTCCGTCTGCTTGTTACAGGCAAGCCCGGTGTCTACGCCATAGACATGAGCGTTAACGGCGAGACCGTTACCGGCACGGTGCGGAAGAACGACAGCACCACCGACGGCGACAAATGCCTGATAGAGCTGCGTGAGAGCAGCGTGAACACCAGCAGCCTGTTACAGAGAGTGAGCGCCGCCGCCAAGGGCGGTTCGCGACTGTATTTCACCCGTGGCGTGACCGCCGACAACTTTCCCGACGACCACAAGAGTACGGCAACCGCCAATCTGCCCAACAACATGGCCTGTGACAAGCTGATGCTGCCCGGTTTCCCCAACCAGTCGTTGCAGGAGTGGTGGGACAGTCAAGACGCGGCGACCAAAAAAGCACTTAATCCGACAGGAGCCACCTTGCGTTTCTCCACGGACAAAGACAGGCCGTGGGTAGAGTCGGGCAACGCCGATGTGATAGGCGTGCGCTCGGGCAGCGTGTTCTTCGACAACGACGACGTGAAGAACAAGATAGAAGAGATATACCCGACGCTTGAAGAGATGACCGTGGGCGGTGTGCGTGTTGACGAGATCGCCACAGGCTCATCGATAGACGACAACGGCGTGTTCAAAGAAGGTCAGACGGTGCCCGGTTTCAGCGTGACGTTGAGCCCGTCACTCACCATGGACCTGAACGACTTGAAGAGCGACGGTTTCAGCATGGTCATGAAAGACGGCATGTGTGCAGGCCGCAGCTTCTCGATCAGCGGTTGCGAGAAGAAAGACGGGCGCTGGGTTGTGACGATGCAGCGCGACGAGGACGGCGGCATATACTACCCTTACAGAGACTTTCAGATCAACGCGGGCGACCATTTCGTGCTTGTCGGCATAGAGATGCCGAAAGAATATGTAGAGGCCGCGTCGGTGAAGCTGCTGTGGGCCGCGATAAGATGGCTTTTAGCCAACGACTACACCCGCTACACCTACCAGCCGAAGGTGGACGAGATTTTCATGGCCAAGCAGCACAGAGCATCGCTTCTTGACACGACAGGCGCCACGAAGAGCCTTCACGACACATTGAAAGAAGGCGACATCATGCTGTTTGAAGACGAAGACCTCGGCATAGACGGTGCCGTGACAATCAGTCAGCTCACGATAAGAGAAGAAGACGGCAAGATACCGACCTACGACATAACCCTTCGCGAAGACAAGGAGGTGGGCTCTCTGCAAAAGATGCAAGAGCAGATCACCACGCTTATCGGCGGTGGCGGCGGTGGCGGCGGCGGTCTGACGATAGCGCAGACGCGCAGCATCGTGGAGAGCGAAGGCGGCAAGCACTTTCTCTCGAAGACCAAGGACGACACAGCCAAAGGGCTCATAGGTTTCGAGAAAGGTCTGACGGCAGGAGCGTATAAGAAAGGCGTGAGCGGCGGCAACATGGACGGTGAAGGCAACGCGGAGACAAACAAGCTGACGGCGCGTGGCGATGTGCAGCTTTTGAGCGACACGTTCTTCGGTACAGGGTCTGCCGACAAGGCGAGCATGCCCCATGTTGACGGAGGAAGCGGCGATGCCCTGCTCGGTGACGTGGTGCTGAAGGCTTTGCAGAGCAAGGACTTTGATGCGCTGCTGCAACGCGGCTTCGGCTTCACGAAGGGCGTGAACGGCAAATTCACGCTCAGCGTGACCGACCTCATGGTGTGGGGCAAGGCTATCTTCAACGAGCTGGAGATACGCAAGCTGAGCAGCGTGGGCGGCAACGTCTATCTGAGCGGTGCTTCGAGCAAGATAGTACATGTGAAGGAGGAGTATCAAAAAGGACAGTTTATCGGCTGGCGTTGCTACATTCTTGCCGACGACGGTACTACTGCGACGCAGAACGGCTGGCGGCCGTATGACCAGGCGCGTTGTCAGACGTTTAATGTTGCTTCGGGTAGCTATGAGGGCGTGGGCAACCGCAGCTATTGGAGACTTGTCGAGGGTGTGAGCTACGAGAACGTGGCGATAAAGGATGACGAGGGCAACGACCTTTACAACGGAAAGAAATTTGCGTGGGTAGTGCTCTCGGCTACCGACTGCGAAGACAGACAGACGAACGATGTGCCAGCGGCTGGCGACGTTATTGTGCTTGACGGGCACAGGCAGTTTGCTGAGGACGACCCAAGGGCCGTGAATAACGACGCTTCGCGAACGAACGTGATGATGCTCCAGACGACGGGAAGCGAGGGCAGTGTGCCTAACATCATTTCGCTGCACGGCATTGTTGACTACAAGCACAGTGCTGCGAACAACAAGTACAGCAACACGGTGTTTATTCTCTCTCCCGAAGAGGTGGTGTTCCTGAGCGCGAGGTTCAAATGGATCAGCGCGAGCGGCCAGCCGATAACGTTTGTCAACTTCCGTGGACCGTGGAAGCAGGGCGAGACTTATTACTATTACGATCAAGTGAGCCACAACAACGCGATATGGACCTGCATTGTGGCGGAAGACAGCAGCACCACGGAAGAGCCTACTGACGCGAGCACGGTGTGGCGGAAGGAGCTGACGGGCGGTGTGCCTGGCGAAAAAGGCGACAAGGGAGACCCCGGTGAAAAAGGAGATAAAGGAGACCCTGGAGATAAGGGAGACAAAGGAGACCCGGGCAAGGACGGTGTGGACGGAACGGATGGTGTGGACGGTGCCAACGGCTACACCGTTACAGCTACGCCGTCGGTCATTACGCTCGGCATAAGGAAGGTGTCGGACACGGAGTTTGCTGCCGACGTGTCGAAGAACAACACGTCAACGGTGAAGGTGCTGAAAGGTAATCTTGACATTACGGAGAGGTGCAGGATAATGGTTGCGAGCTCAGAGAACTGTACGGCAACAGGGCCGACAGTGGAAGACTCGGGTCTGGTTAAGGTGACGCGCATGTCTACCTATACGGCAGACGGCGTGACCTATCCCTTCACGACAGGCTCTGTGACAGTGACAATCAATATTGGAAGCACGACGCTTAGCCATACCATCGCCGTGAACGTGGATATGAGCGTGGTGTGGGGTGGCGTTGAGACAACGGTCAGAGGGCTGAAGAGCGAGTTTGGCGAGCTACAACAGGACTTGCAGAGCGAGGCCCCTAACGTGTTGACGAAATACACCTCAAAGATTGAGCAGACGGCAAAGAGAATATCTGCCAAGGTGGCGCAGGAGACGGTGGGTAGACTGAATGTGTTGCCAGGTACGGCGTTCATCCGAGAGACGGACGTGGAGCAGCTGAACAGCTATTTCCCCTGCAAGATAGAGCCGCTTGGCGGACTTGAAGGCACGGGCGCGATGGTGGCAAGTCAGACAGGAGCGACCACCACGACATGGTGCGGCCTCGTATGGAAAGGTGTGGTCTTGAAGCCTTCGACATGGTACACGATAAGCGTCTGGGCGCGTACCGACAGCGGCTTGGACGATTCGATGTATCTCGGTGTGCGACAGGTTGGAGCCAGCGATGGTTTGAGCTATCAGTTTCTCGGAAAAGCTGGCGAGACACACGAGTGGCAGTTGTTTAGCCAAACGTTTAAGACAGCCAGCACAGCGGAGAGCTGTAACAACGTGACCATTGAGATGGGCATGAGAAAGAACGGCACGGGCAGATGCTGCAAGCTGATGCTTGACGAGAGCGATACCTACAACGGCTGGACCCCTGCTTCTTATGCCGATGTGTCGTCGCGTGCGCTATTGGCTACAGGCATAGACATTACCAACAGGACAATAGACATGACCGCCGACAAGTTTACGCTCAGGAACAACCATGGTGAGAAGAGCTTTGGCGTGGACGAAGACGGAAACCTCGAAGCGCGGTCACTGAAGAGTGTGTCGAAGGACGGGTTGCTGACGGCTGTGATAAAAGACGGTGCCTTCACGGCGTTAAGCGGGCTGAGCGGTGCTACGGCGTTTTTCGGCCTTATAGACGGGTTGCCCTACTTGCAGTTTACCAACGCGGCAGGTGTGGTGTGTTACGCCATTGGTCCGAGCGGTGGTCAGACGACAGGCAATGTGGGCGTACAGATGGTGGCATGTAACGTTGGATATAGCGTCTCGACGATAGATCTTGTATCCAAGAAAAACTACTGGATCAGTTATAGCGGTTCTGTGACGCTTCAGAATTTTGGGTCAGAGAGCGCGAAGATATATCAGAGCAAGCTACAGCTCGTCATTGACGGCTTTACACAGACGCTCACAGCGAGCTTCAAGGACAGCAGCTTCCCCTTGAACGAGGTTGGCCAAGGCAAGGTCATGACGCTCATGCCCGGTAAGCTGATGCAGGCCGAGTTTGAGATAAACGCTATTGGCGAAACCATGCCTACGACAGGCAGCGACGGGTCGGTGATTGCGAAGCCGAGCGGCGCGAGGGGCTGTCAGCTGAAGCTTAACGGAGAGGTCATTGGCAAGGGCGCTATCAGTTGATCCATGCGGACCTCATGCGAGAGAGAACGAACAAGAAGATAAACTAAAAAAACAATAGGATATGAAAAGGATTGTTAGAGGCAACGATTTTAAGTTGCGCGTGCCTGTCATGAAGATTGTTGACGGCGCGAAGGTGGCGTTCCCTCTGCCCGGGTGTACGGACATAAAGGTGAACATCGTGAACCAATACCGACGCATCGCCCTGAGCTACACCATCGACGTGAGCGAGGACAACGTGCTGCTTGCGCGTGTTGAGGGCGACAAGGTGGCTGTGGGAACCTACGCCTTAGAGGTGAAAGGAAAACTGTTTGGTAACGACTGGCGGTCAAACGAGTACGAGCAGTTTCAGATTGTTGATAACAACGCTGCCGGTGACACGGTGTTTGAGCCGCAGGAGGGTGAGGACAGCGTGGAGATGGACACGGCACTTGTGGTGCTTGCTCCTTCGGTGGAGCTGGGCAACCTGATAAAGGATGCCGAAGAGACAATTGCCGACACCAAGGAGGCTTTGAAGGGCGTGGAGACAAAGATGGGAGACATCGAGCAGCGTGCCGACACAGCCATTGGCGCAGCCACGACAGCCGCCGAGAGAGCCAATACAGCGGCAGAGAAGACAGAGCAGACAAACACTGCCGTGAAGACCGCAGAGCAGGCACGAATGGAAGCAGAAAAGGATAGAAAGAGAGCAGAAGTTCTAAGAGTGCAAGCCGAGAAAGAGCGTGTGGCAGCAGAGAAGAAAAGGGCGAGTGATACAAACGAAGCTATCCGAGCAGCAAAGGGTGCAACAGCAGGAGCAGAAAAAGTCAATGCCGAGCTGAACGGCAATGTGCTGACCGTTACCAATCGACAGGGGACGGCGAAGAGCGTGAATCTGACCGATGCGGACGAGCATGTGACGGTAAACGTAACTACAACCTTAGCGTCTGTCAGTGTGGAGGGCATCATCCTTAATGTCTATATCAACAACGGAGCAGACCCGCAACAATATGTGACCGACAGCAACGGACAGGCAATATTCACAGTAACGAAAGGTTCTACCTATAAGGTTGTGTTTCCCTACATAGAAGGATGTGCAATTCTGTCCCCTGTACAGCATGTCGCCGCCGTTGGCAACCGCATTATTGATGCTGTGTATACTGAAGAGACGATAAAGTTTGAGCATGTCACGGTGAGGATGCAGAAAGCCAACGAAGACGATGTTTTGCAACCCTGGGAGGGGGTACCTGTACATGTGACGATAGACGGCAAGAAGACGGACTATATCACGGACGCACAGGGTGTGGCGAGCTTTGACGTGAAGATAGGCACAACCTATACCGTTGCTGTAGACAAGGTAGACGGCATGTATGAACAATATGACAACTACCGCAGAACACGCAAAGCTATGGCTGATTCTTATCGTTTCAATTACGCCTATCACTATTACGAGAGCGGCGTATGGCTCATTGATGACGAGGGCAAGAAATGGACATGGGACGCATGGGAGGCGAGCGGAAAAGACAAGACCCATCTTGTTTTTGTGTGTATAAAGACCCTCGACACACAGCGCTACGGCGGTGACATCTATATCAGCATTGACCTGCTTGCCAACTTCGCACAGATTCCATACAAGCAGTGGGCAAACCAAAACGTCCAGTTCAAAAACATACCACTGAACGGTACGAACAACAGTGATACGCAATATTACAAATTTGCTTATAACGGCCTTGTTGCGACAATAACAATTATCGCCGAGGGCGACGAGCGGGGCATCGAAACACCGTTCTGCGACTACTGTCACTCAAAGACCGTTGACTGCGCTGGTGCTGCATGGCAGGGCTATGGGCCGACACTTGAACAATGGAAGCTGGCATGGGCAAATATAGATTATGTCGTTGATGCCGTTAACCTCAAGTTCCCCGAGCTCGGCGTGAGTATCAATAATTATAAAGGCTCTAAGTGGACCGTAACGCAGGGCGACGCGTCGAACAGTTGGTGGTTCGGCACGCAGCCGAACGGCAGCGGCAAGAACGGCGCGCTTCTGGCGTTTCCCTTCTTCGCTTGCCCCTCTTCCTCTTTATCTCTTTCTCTCTCCAGTGAGGAAGACTCAAGCGAGGGTGTCGAGCGCGCGGCGTGAGCCCCATGTGAGTGGTTGTTATAAAAGATTCATAAACAAAAGGTATATTCAAAGACATGCTCTCAGATGAACTGCAAATATATAAAGACACCTTCAAGCTCAGCAAGATGTTGATGAGCTACAGCAAGAACGTCAGTAGACTTGTGCGCTACGGCGAATATAGTGTGGCGATAAGCAAGGCTTGCACTGCTCTTGACCTTATAAGAAGGATAAACGAGAGTTTTGAGCAAAGGGAGGTGTACTTGCATGATTATATCCTTCTTGTGTCGGAGGTTAAGTCAAGAATCACGCTTTTTGCGGAGGCGGATTTTCTTTCCGTCAAGGCAGCTACAAACCTTGATTATCAGGTAAACAAGATAACAAAAGAAGCGACGGGCTGGCTAAAGGCAGAGAAGGCTCGCAAGGCGAGAACCGTGAAGCCATAAGCAACACGGGAGAGCAGCCACTTGAGTGGCAAGGGGTGTCCGCTTTCAACCGCTTTTACGGAGAAGCAAAGAACAAGACAGTGACACCGAGAACGCAGAACAACGCGACGAACAGTTGGTGGTTCGGCACGCAGCCGAACAACAACAACAAGAACAACGCGCTTCTGGCGATTCCCTTCTTCGCATACACCAAGGTGACTATTGCAAATTCATTGAGAGCATGCACGAATATATCACTATTGACAACGTTTACGGAGGTTATAGGGACTGCAAGCGTTTTAAGGCAGACACGGTTGGCTGTGTGGAATATATGCAGAACGATCTTGCCAACAACTTGCAGCTCTATCGCGACCTGAACAGCATGGCTTACGAGATAGGCCAAAGCAAGGCTTTTTGTGTGACACGCCCGAAGCTACGAGAGGTGTTCTGTGCACAGTTTCGCGACCGTGTAGTACATCATATCCTTGCGATCAAGTTTATGGACATTTTTGAAGCAGAGATGCTTGACTGTGCTTATGCTTGCAGGAAAGGTAAGGGTACTTTGTACGGCATTGAGCATGTAAGGCGACAGATAATTGATGTGAGCAGAGAACACACCGTGGAGACATGGATTCTGAAATGCGACCTCCAAGGCTTCTTTATGAGCATTGACCGACGGATGGCTTACGGGATAGTGGAGGATATTATAAGGCGCAGGTATGACGGCGACGACATTGAATGGTGGCTGTGGCTGTGGCGCAAGGTGATACTTCACGACCCGACAAAGAGCTGCATAAAGACAGGCGACATGAGGCTGTGGAACGGGCTACCCGCAAACAAGTCGCTGTTTACATGTGGCGAAGGCAATGGCTTTCCGATCGGCAATCTGCCGAGTCAGATTATTGCAAACCTCATAATGTCGCGCTTTGACAAGTGGATTATCGAACGTTTGGGTGACGGGTGCGGCTACGGACGATATGTCGACGACTTTGTGGCTGTGAGCAGAAGTAAGGAGCAACTGTTGGACGTGCTGCATGATGCGAGAGAATGGCTTGACCGCAATTTAGGCCTTACGTTGCATCCTCAAAAAGTGTATCTTCAAGAAGCACGAAAAGGAGTGGCGTTTACAGGAGCAGTAATCATGCCTGGAAGGACGTATTGCGGCAAGACCACCGTGGATCATCTCTTTGAAAGAATTGAAGAATGGAACAACGTGGCAGATGTAAGCAGAGGGCAGACGGAAGCCTTTGTCAGAAGCATAAACTCGCTGTTCGGACATTTGAAGCATTACAACAGCTACGCCATAAAATGGATGGCATGGAAGAAGATAAAGCACAAAGAGAGTGTGTATTGCGAAAATATGAACAAATTAAAAATAAGAAGAAACAATGAAAAAAATGAACTTTGTAAAAACGTTTGTACCGAAAGGTCAGTACAAGGAAAAAGAAGAGAGAGAAGGTGTGTGCGTCGTGCATCTTGACGGTGTGCTCAACGAGGAAATGGACGCATACGAGTGTGTCGAATGTTCGATGCCTGTCAGTGAGTATTCGGAGACAGCAGTCGACGAGGCTTATGCTGCATGGAAGACAGCAACGGCAAACAGGAGACTCGCCAGAGCGAAGCGTGAGGTCCTGAAGCAGATCGAGGCTTACGACACCTCGTCTGCCGTGAACGGCTTCGTGTTGAACGGAGCCGAGGTGTGGCTGGACTTTGAGCTTCGCGACCGTGTATACCAGGGTAACGAGCGTTTGCAGCGTATCGGCCGCACGGACACGACGCTGTGGCTTGGCAATAAATGCTATAATTTGAGCATTGAGCAGGCACAGAACATCATAAGTCATATCGAGGCTTACGCTAAGGATTGTTATAACGTTACGGCGGCACACAAGAAGGCTGTGGGCGAGCTGACGAGCGTTGAGGAGGTGCTGGCCTACGACTACACTAAGGGCTACCCTGCGAAGCTGACGATGACGGTTTAGGCACGGTTTGATGGTCTGAAAATCGGCTTGACGATTTAAAGGATTATTTCAACAGGTCTAAGGATTGTGTTAACAGACCTAAAATTCGTAACAACATCTTTTAAAATTGTGTTAACTGCTTTAAAAATTGACGGACATGAAGAAAACGACAAAGAGAAACCTTTTAGGTATGTTGGTGTATATGACCATCGCTTTCGCGTTTGGCGGCGGCTTCGGTCTGCTGGCCCTTATCGTGAAGGAGGACAACGACAGATGCCATTACTATGGCGGGACTTGGAACAGGGGCGACCTTGTGCGCGGCTGTCTGGCTGTGGGCGTGGGCATGGGGCTGAGGTATTGGGCCTTCGGTCTGCTGTGAGAGGAAACGGACGGCATGGCCTTGTCGGGAGAGCAATTTGCACCCGACGGGGCTTTGCCGTGTGAAGAAAATTTTGTATATTTGGGATTATTTTAAAGACTAAAAAAGAGATATATGATGATAGTATTAAGTATTTGGGCCTTCCTGCTGTTAGGAGGTTTCCTGTTGCTCACGGCGCTGCGCTTCGGCGTGCCCGACATGGTGAGCGGTGTGTATTATCAGCTTCAGCACACGACGGATAGCACTGTGCTGGGCGGAACGACGGAGCACAAGAGAGGATGGATCTTCTCGGTTGTGATGATTGTGTCGGCGTTCCTGATGATGGTGTGCATGCTCGACACGGAGAAGGGAACGCTGCCCTCGGCGTTTGCTGGCTGCTGCGGTATGATCATGGTGGGACTTGTGCCACGCTATCTTAGCGAGGAGCAACATAACGCACATGTGCTTGCGGCTTGGATGGCTGTAATGGGATGCTTAGGATGGTGCCTGTCGGTTTGCTGGCAGGTTACGGTCGTGGTGGCTCTTGTGTGGCTTGCAGCAATGGCATGGGCAGGAAGACGGGACGACGGACGGAACATGAAGGCATGGTATTGGCTTGAGGTGGCAGGAATGGCGGACGTGTTCCTGACGTATTGGACGGTGAGATTGTGTGGCTGATTGATGTATAACCAATAAACGAAAAGACAGATGAACGGATTTGTACCTGAACAGATGAGGTTAGTGTGGACGCTGCTGTGCTCTACCCTATTAGCTATTGTAGCGCCGACTGGCACTTTTTTGGCCGCCCTGACGTTGGCTTGCATGTTTAACGTGTGGGCAGGAATGAGAGCGGACGGCGTGAGTGTGATAAGATGCAAGAAATTTTCTTGGGACAAGTTTTTGAGGGCGCTCTATGAGTTTGCCGTTATCTTGGCCGTGATAGAGCTGATACGCGGCATAATGTATCTCTGCGGCGATGACGGCGTGAGCCTCTATCCTGTGAAGATATTGACATACGCTGCCTGCATCATCTATTTGCAAAATGCGATGAAAAACCTTGTGAAGGCTTACCCGAGGAATAAGATGCTGTGGGTGGTCTACCTGTTTATACGCTGCGAGTGGCGTAAGGCCCTGCCTGCAAACGTGGACGCGATGCTGGAACAATATGAGCAGCATGTGGCGCGGACGAACGGGGACTGTAAGGACTGTAAGAAAGGAAAGGAGGTGAAAGATGTGGAAGGTTAGTGAGACGCTGCTAAAGCACATAAAGGCTGCCGAGGGCTACAGAAGCAAGGCTTATCTCTGCCCTGCTGGACGCTACACCTGTGGCTACGGCCACACTAAGGGTGTGACGCGGAAGACGGTCTGTGACGCGGACAAGGCAGGACGATGGCTGCGCGAGGACCTGCGACCTGTTGAGAACTTTGTTAACGCTATCCATAACGTCAACACACAGGGGCGGTTTGATGCGATTGTCGACTTTGGCTTTAATGTGGGCCTCGGCAACCTACGGTCGAGCACGCTGCTTAAGCTCATCCAACGAGGCGTTTCGGACAAGGAGATTTGCAGGGAGTTTGAAAAATGGGTGTATGCAGGAGGAAAGGTGCTGAGCGGACTTGTGGCAAGACGCGAATGGGAAGCCCAGCGATGGTGTGAAACATAAAGACATGGACTATGGGAAACTATGATGAATTGTTCAGGAAGATGGTGGCTGTGCTTGTGGGGTGCGTGCTCTGCTGGCTTATAGGCCACCTGTTCGCGAGCTGTTCGCCGGGCAGACAGGTGACAGGCAGCTCTTCTCACAGGGAGGACACGGTGTATGCCGTGAAGACTGTGAGGGACACGGCACGGGTGACCGACTCTGTAATCGTGAGGGTGACAGCAAAGGGCGACACGGTGTATAAGACCAAAGAGGTGTGGCGAGAAAGAGAGAGGACGAGATGGCGTGTTGACACGGTGTATAAGGTAGCTGTGAGGACGGACACGATAAGGGTTCCTGTTGCGGCGGAACGGAAGGTGCCGTTGTGGGAGCGCGTGACCTACAAGATTGCTGACGAGCTGTGGAGCTTTACTAAGACCTTGGGACTAATAGGCCTTTTGATAGCGGCAGTGGCGTGGGCGCGTGGACGGTTGACGAGAAGAAAAGAATAAAGATAAACGCTCATTTCTTAATTTTTTTAAAGGTTGTTAATTGTTAGGTTTTTGCCTTTCCTGTCCGTGAGGATGGGAAAGGTTTTTGTTTTTGTGTGCGATAACATGTTACGATATGTAAGTTGACGTAAAAATTTTGAAAACTTAACAACATTTTACTTGATTACATACTGACAAATTGCTATATTGCACAATATTACATAAAACAACGACTATGACAAAAGAAGAGCAAGAAGAGATAATGGAGCTGCTGAGAGGCAGGGACGTTAGTGAGGTGTTGATTGCGCTGATGCACACAGGCAACAGATATTCGAGGAGGACGCTGCGGTTTTTCAGATGGTTCTGCAAGTGGGTGCCAGCGATGGTCATGCTGTTCCATATGTACGGCATGTGGGATTTCGGGCACAACCCGCGAGAGATGTTTTTGGTTCATGAAGAGAACGCGACATGCTACGCATTTATATATTTTATGGTGTACATTTTGCCAGTGGTGATAGTGTTGGCCTCGCGGTTCTTTTTCCTGTGCTGGCGGTATAGGATTCCGTTCTTTTATCTGTTTGGTATAAACGCGATACATATATGCTACTGGTCCTGGTACACGACGAGCGCTATGGTGATGCCTCACTATTGTCTTACGGTGATGGTGCTGACGCTTTACCTCTACGGGTTTGCCGATGACTTTATAAACAACACGCGGTTAGGCAGACGATTTTTTAACTCATAACGACGAAGATGAAGAAGCTATTTGGTTACAGGCTGCTCGGTCAGCTGTTGCAGGGGCTTGCAGATGCCTGCTATCGCGCCGACGAGCAGGAGAAGCGCGGCGAGAAGGTCACGGCTTGCGGGATGTCGGACGAAGACATAGAGACGCTGTGTCAGGACATTCTGCCCAACATGATGAACCCGATGATGAGCACGGAGGAGGTGAAGGACAGGTTAGGCGTGAGCGAGGCGACGCTCAACAGGCTCGTTGCCAAAGGCGAGCTGCCCAACGGACAGAAGAAGAGGCGCGGACACACGCGGTACTGGACGAAATGGGACGTGCTGTGGTTCTTGAGAAAGAAGAGAGGCTGATGGAGAAGCGCTCACCTTGGAGACAGGGTGGGCGCGTTTTTTGTATGGACGTGAGGGTAAATGATATTACCTCCTATCAAGCTAACCGACTGATAATGAAAGGATAACAAAAAGGTTGATAGAGTTGTTAACCGTTTGTGAAGAACTTGCTAACTTTGCCTATGTAACGTTACAGAAAACGAGTTAATAAACCTATTATTAAAAAACAGAAAAAACTTGTATTATGGAGAGTAAAACTTATGTGTTCGGAGAGAACGGCACCAACACTGGCGGCGGTCTTAACAGCGTTTTGGCTATGCTCCCAGCCCTCTTGCAAAAGCAGGGCGTAGATCCAGGCCTGTTAGCCCTTTGCAACGGCAGGGGAAACGGCAACAGTTGGGGTGACAACCTATTCGCTATCCTGCTGCTCTTTATCATCATGGGCAGAGGTAACTTCTTCGGCGGCGGTTATGGCGGCGGCATAATGCCCAACGGACAGGGCGGCGTTGTGCCGATGATCAACAACGATGCCAACACGGCTGTGATCATGCAGGCTGTTCAGCGCAACGGCTATGACGTGCAGAGCTTGGCTACAGCCCTCAACACATCGAGCGACGCTGTGATGGCAGCTATCAACAGTCTTGGCCAACAGGTGTGCAACATAGGCAACCAGATGGGTATGAACACCAATCAGGTGCTTACAGCCCTGATGCAGGGAAACAACGCTATCGCCACCCAGCTGGCAGAGTGTTGCTGCAAGACGAACAACGCCATCACGGCGATGGACGGCAACGTGAAGCTGGCCATGTGTCAGCAGACGGGAGCCTTGCAGAACGCTATCAACAACGTGGCCGTTGGTCAGGAGCGTGCGGCTTCTTCCCTTGCCTATGCTACCAAGGACCAGACTTGTGAACTGCACAACGCCATCAAGGACAGCACACGGACCATCGTTGACGGCCAGAAGCAAGCCGAGTTTAGGGAGATGCAGAACAAGCTTGACGCTCTGCGCGAGGAGAACAGCACCTACAAATCGTCTGCCATGACGAGTCAGATTGTGGGCCAGGCCATTGCTCCCATCAATGCGGCATTGGCTGGCTTGCAGAAGGAGGTTGGCGCGATAAAATGTGCCCAGCCGGATACGGTGACTGTACCGTATCAGCCATTTCAGGCTGTTCCCAACTGTGTAGCAGCACAGATGGGCCTGTACGGTTACAACGCTGTAAACGGAGGCGGTTTCTGGTATTAACGCAAGGAGGGCAAAGCTATGATTTGGGGCTATCCTTTTTCATGGGTCAACCGTAGAGGATCGGCAGCTATCGGCTCAACGGGTGTGAAGGTGGGCACAGACAACGTGGTGTTTACGTTCAAGGACCACGCCTTCGTGAACGCCAGCTACAGAGGCACGATATTTGTGAACCTGATGCAGGCTATCCCGACAGGCACGACAAACACGCTGCCTGTTCTCTTCGAGACCAACGGTGTAACCCAAGCCGTAACCAAGTTTAACGGTGCGGCATTGACGGTTGCAGATGTGCCGGGGACTGGAGTGATTCAGCTCTGGTTTGAGAGAGACACGAACACCCTTCAACTTATGACGGGTATTGTTTAACAAATTAGCACTTATTTTCTATGTTCAGTGGATTGAGAGAAAACAGCATATTTTATGTGCTTGACAAGAGTGGAGAGCCTGTGCTGAAGATAGGACAGGTAGTAAGCGTCAGTAACCCACAGCCAAAATTTCCGACTTACCAGCCGGGCCAGATAGGCATGCAGGGGATGGAGACCACGGTTGACATCAAGGTGAAGATGCAAGACGGCGAGGCAGAGTTTAAGCAGTTGCCGTCGAACGCGCAGATTGCGAACTCGGGCACCCTTGTGGTGTCGGAGAGCAGGGAGGCGATGCTGTCGGAGGTCGAGGCGTTGCTGAAGATGTCGCGCGACGTTCTTGCGAGCAAGGACTATCACGAAAAGGTCGTTGCGAGCTGCGAGAAGATACGCGGTGTGTTGAACCCCCAGATAGCTAAGGAGAAGGCGCAGGAAGAGCGCATAGGGAACCTTGAGGCAGACGTCAGCGGAATGAAGGGCACACTTGACAACATCGAGAGTATGCTGCAAAAGGCGTTGAGCAAGAAGACGAGTGCAAGCTCTTAAAAACACAAAGACTATGTATATGATAGAGATCAGAGAAGACAAGCTCGACGAGCTTGTGGAGAACGCCGAGAAGATGCTGCGTTACGGCGGCAAGGTGAGGTCATGTCTTGACAGCCTTAGCGGTGAGCGCGGACGGATGGGGCACAGAAGCCCGATGCCCGACTATCGCGACGACTGGCGCACGGAGCGAGAGCGTGACGACTATGACGACGATCGTGAGGGCCGTTACGGCGAGCGCGACGGCAGAGGCTACGGCAGAGGTAGAGGCCGTTACTAATGTTTAGTTTAGTTTAACCGAAGCTTTGGCGGTGGCGTAAATTGCGCTGCTGCCAAAGCTCATCAAAAGAAACAGAAATGGGAAAATGCAGGATGCCACTGGACGTTTACGACATGAAGCCCGAGGGGATGATAGCCTACCTAAGATACAACGGCTACCACTTCAACAAGAAGATGTGTGACTGGGCTGTCGGTCAGATGCGCAAGAAGAGTAAGGCTACGGACGGCGAAGAGCCTATAGAGCCTATAAGCAAGGACAAGGTGGAAGAGATGCTGGAGACGGCAGGTCTGAAACTTGACAACCTTGTGGGCTATGACCATGTGTATGTCGCGAACATGTGCAAGGCCGACTTTTGGGGCAGCTCGATCAAGGACGAGGAGAGCATGGCACGCTATGTCAAGGACACGGTGGACGATGTGGACCAGAAGGACGGTTTTATCTTTAACAGGTTTTACGCGGACTGTTGCCATGGCGGTCTGCCGATACCGTGGGACGATGTGTTATGACGAGAAGAAAGATCAGGCTTGACCTGTATGGTTGGGAGGTGATGTGCTTCGTGGCCTATGACCGCGACGACGCTACAGAGATATGTGATGCCTTAGAGGCTATTGGCTGTCGTCGGGAAGCCGTGAGGGAAGCATATCACCACCTCACGCTTGACAGCGCGGAGAGAGGCTTGACCTACTCGAACGTTGCGGAGCGCAAGAGCGTTGTTGTCGTGGGTGCTTCGGATGCGGCAGATGTGGTGAACACGATAGGACACGAGCTGCTGCATGTTGTGGCACACATCTGCGAGAAGGACGGCATAGACATGCTGGGCGAGGAGCCATGCTACATACTGGGCCAGCTGTGTGAAGAACTGTTTAAGAACTTAAAAGAAGAAGACGATGGAGACAACAAAGATTATTGACGCTTTGGCACACTTTAACGAGGTGTGGAGCGAGGTTACAGGAAATGTTGACAAGGAAGAGGTGTCGGCAAAGGCCTATGACGCCATTTTTGAGGTTGACGATGCTATCGTGAGCCTTGTGGAAAAGGTGGGAGAATGTGTGAAAGAGATTGCCGTAAACAAGATGTACGGCGGATCGCCTCTTTCGGACACGCGCAACGGCGCGGGAAAAGAATGAAAGAAAACGAAATGTGGACGTAGCGACATAAGCCTACGCCCACATTTCGTTGTTGGGGTTTTTATGACAGCGGCAAGCCCTTCTTGAGCCTCATGCGGTCTTCTTTGTCGAGGAGATGCCATTTGTCGGGGTTCTGCTTGAGGGCCTGTTCGCTTGCCCGGTTGAAGATGTTCTCGTCGGTGAGTTTCCTTGCGATGATCTCGTAGGCGAGGTTGATGTCCTTGGACTGGTTAAAGTTGATGTGTTCCTTGGGATGACACATCTTTATGAGGGTGTCTGTTGCCCTCTGCCACCAGAACAAGACGTCGCGAAAGTCGGCCCCGGCGAAGAGGGGACGGAGGTTGACATGTATCTGTTCATCAAACTTGTCGAAGAGGATGCCGAAGGTCTGCTGTGCCATGCGTATGATGGTCAGGGCTGTCTCCATGTGTGCGAGCAGGGCGTGCTCCTGCACGTTGTAGCGGAGGAGCCATGCGTCGAAGGAGAGGCGCAGGGCCTGTATGTGGCTGCGCATCTCGTCGTCTACATTGTCGGAGAGGTCGAGCCAGAGCTGATACCTGTCGCCGAGGGTCTGCTGAAGGGCTTTGTCGAGCCTATCGTAAGCGAGGAGCGCTTTCTTGGCTGAGCGTTTGACCTCCTGCTTGTAGGCAGGGTGCTGGCGCAGGAAGGCGTGGGCATCGACCATGGCCGACTGTGCCACATTGTAGATGGACGCCATGGTGACGTAGAAGAGCGAGCAGCAGCGGTCGATGTCGCCCAATGTCTTCTGCTTTGCCTCTGCCGTGAGGGCAAAGGCGTTTACCGAAGGTTGTGTGTCTGTCATATTTTTCCTGTTTTGAAGCCGAGCTCTTTTGCTGTCGCGAGGAACAGGAGGAAGCTGTGTCGGCTTAGGGTTATCGTACGGTCTTTTATGGTGACGGTGTTTTCTGTTGTCTGAAAATAGAGTGTTGACGATCCTGTGTCGATGTAGAAGGTCTCAACGCTTGCCATAGCCTCCTTCTCTTTTTGTGACAATAGCTTTTCGTCACCATTCTTGTTAACTGCAATCCATGCCATAACTAATTGAATTTTATTACAAAAAACTCTGTATTAAGCCACTTATCGGGGCAAAGACCTTTCTTTGGTTTGCCGATGGTGATACTTTCAATCTTCTTCTCGATGCGTGGGCTATCCTTGCGGTAGCCGTTGATAAAGAGGACGTGGGTAAAGGGCTTGAAGCTCATAAAATTAATACGGATATACTGGCGAATAATATCTACTCTCCCATCTATAGCTTCTGCCCAAAGCTTCATGTCTGTACTATCACTATTAGGGACGAGCAAGCGTTTTATCCAGTACGACTTTGGAACTCTGTATTCTTCCGTCTTTTCGCCCGATACTATCATATCGAACCATTCTTTGCTGATCCGCAAGATCAACGTTTCGGCCTTTGCTTGTTTAAGATACCAGTCCATTGCCTTTATCAGTCGTTCCATGATTATATCTCCTCCTTTATGCCGAATGGTTGTCTATCAGCAAAAGTGTAGTTATAAAATAAATAGCGATAGTAAAAAGGAGTATCGTTGATACCAACTGCTGCACCCTTATCTTTGATAAGTGTAAGCATACCATATGCTGTATCTTCACCTTTCAACTTCACCCATCCAAATGGTTGGTGCTTCTGCATTTCTTGCCAGCACTCCTCCGCATTAATGAACGGTCGGTACTTTGGCTTTGGCTTGATGCGATACTCTGTATTAGGCCAAAAATCAAGCTTTTTCATTTCCGTCCATCCATTCGGTGTGTCAGAACCTTTTAGGCTGCTTGGCTTGGTTCTACACTCAATCACTCTTCCTTCTGCAAATGCTTGTAGGATAGGATAAAATTCTTTAGCTTCTTTTGTCATGTGCATTGTTTATTTTATTTAATGTCGAATCAATAAAATCTACATATCTATAGTTTAATGCAAGTTCTTCTAATAGATACTTTACATCATTGGCAACAAGTTTTGCCATTTCCTCAGATGTAATAGTTGGATTTGCAGCTAATCTTCCTTGGATAGCAGCAATTGAAAAATCATGCACGAAACTATCTATTGTCTTCATATAGTGACCATAGCAATTCTTTGTAAGTGCTTTTAAATCGCTTAACCATACTGCTAACTGTCGATGGTCTAATGAACATTCTTTATTACACTCTGCAAGAACAGAATCTTTCTGTTTGCAGTGCTCTATTGCTTCATCTAATGTCATAGTTTTCTTTTTGTAAATCCATTATTAACTTCATAGGTTCTATTACCTACATAAATTTCCTTAATTGGAATAGGGGGAATTGAACTTCTTACCCATTCTCTCACAGTAGTATCTGATGTCATAGTTGTCTTACCTAACATCTTAGCAAGTTCCCTTATCTTTGGGAACTTCTTGAAGGGGTCTTCATTTGTCGCCATAGTTCAATCCTCCAATTCTATATTATGTTCATCTGCAAACTCCTCTTCTGCCAAATCACAATACCTACCTTCGCAAAGCGTATCTGGATATGCTCTATTGGTAAAAATACTCCGGTAGCACAACTCACAGATGTCATTTCCATAATTATTTCTCAACTCTTCTCTGTTCATTATACATCCTCCTTTCTCACTAAATAGTCGTACATAGGCTTGCGCTTTCTACGATATTCATTGCATATCTTCTCTGCCTCTTCCTCTGTGTTGCAAATTGCAACAACACCATCTGGATATGTGTCCCAATATCTAACTACTTTAAATTTTATCATGTTTCTAATTCTTTTAAAATCTTTTTTACTAAGTGATAATTATCGCCATCCCAGCCGTCATCATACTCTTTGCCATCAGAAGATACATGATGCTTGTTGACGTAATCAAGGATAGCTTCGTGAAAGAAATCGTCACTTGTTCCGTATTCATCTTCATCGTAAAAGCCTTCGTATCTTAGGAGATCGACGCATTCCTTGTGTATACAGATTGCTGACCTATACTTAGGAGTAAACTGGCGAATATATTTCTGCCCTGCTTCTATCGTACAACCACACATATAGCATCTGTGAGGTTTACATGCCTTACGCTCTGTATCTATAAAATCCATAATCATTTATATTTAGGGTCAACGAATGGTAGCCAGTATTCTACGTTGGGGATATTCCATCCTTTGTAGTTTTTGGCAACCTTTTTATCTACTATGTGCCCAAAATATAACTTATCTTCTGTTGTGAGGACTAAAACCTCTTTGCCTACTTGCGGAAGCTTATCCTTGACAGAAATCCATTTGAGATATTTACGTTCAACTTTCGCGGCTTGTTTAACATAATATTCCTCCATCTTCTTCGCAATCCAATCTTCAAGCCATTTCTTTTCATATTCTGTAGCTTGATAGCAAGAAGAAATGTATCCATAAAAACTGGTGTATGGCTTTTTCTGCAATCTTCCCCTTGCGTTGCGGCATCGGCGTATGCCATATAATGCACTTCTCCATTTTTCCCGATGTGATGCACCTTGATCAAGGTATCATCGGATGAATGAACTATATCTCCAAATTTTAAACTATGTAAATCAATCATATTATTGTTTTTAGGCCCTCCCCACCTGTCACATGGAGAGGGCGGTTAGTTACTCTGTTACAATTTCCCAGTCTTCCGCAAATATATCAGAAGCGGAAGGGACCCAAGAGTCAGCGCGACCATCTGGGTTGATGATAAGCATCTGATTGGTGTAGTCGATGTGAGGATTCTCACGACTCATCAAGATGTCCTTAGCGGACTGAGGGAGCGACTGCATCTTTGGAATAATATCCTCCGTAATGTGAGCTGGGATCTGTTTAACGACAAACAAGCCTTTTCCGTTCCATCCCTCTCTACGGATAGCACCACCTGCCTTCAAGAACTTGATAGCTGTACCGAAATCAAATTGCTTTAACAATGGATTATTATTCTCGGCAGCGTCAATTCTGTTCTCCAACAAATCACAGTACATTTTCTGAGTCTTATTCTGTGCGTAAAGAAGAACTCTTGCAACAAGAGGAAGCTCATTAAACTTCTCAGAATGAATAAAGGTATCACCCTTGTCAAACTTGTCAATTTCACTTTCAAGTTCCAATTTCATTCTGTCCAAGAATGTCTCTGCTGGCTTATAAGCCTCCTCAAACACACTCTTAGGAGACCAAGACTTGTAACCATCATTGTACTCTACTAAGTAACCATCAGCCTCTTTGGTTGCTGGTTTAATTTCACGACCAAGCACTTTCTGTGCTTCTGTCATTGTCATAGGCTCTGCCTTGACAACTTTAAGTCCAATATACTTTTTCATATTACTTATATTTATATCCCTTAAGGGATGGTTAGTTACTTTATCAGTTCTGCAAGTTTATCATCAGCCAACAGTTTTTGTTCTTTCATGTTTTTGACAATGAGAGAAGCAAAAGCAAGGTCATAGCGGTTTTTAATTTCCTTTACAAGTTCTTCGGCAACTCTTTCTATTCTGGCAGGAATACAAGAACTTTCAACCTCTTTAGTAAAGCGGTTTGCTACAAACTCCTTGAATGTTGTTTTTACAGGATTACATTGGTATTGAGGTGTGTATGTAAATGTTTCGTCACTATTCTTGAAATCTTTAAGAATCTTTTCTGTCAATTCTGAGATTTTCTTTTCGGTCGTTTTCTGTATTTCCTTATAGTATTTATCAAGAATAGATTGCTTAATTCTACAAACTACTTCTCTGATGATTTCCTTTTGGATTATCTCTGATAGGGTTACGCTGCCATCTTCATAGTAGTCACCTATCTCCAAATCGTCCAAACATACTGTGATGTTTAATTTCATTGTTCTTTTGTTTTTTATATCCTTTGCAGGATGGTTAATTACTTAACTACTGCTGACTTCCAGTCTGGATAGCCACCCAAGTCTTTCTCTTGCCCACAATTCATTTCAAGCCATTCTTGCAGACAATCCTTAACTACTTCTCTGTCCTCTGAATCGTCATTAGATTCAATGACAACCGTAAACTTATGTTTCATATTACTACTATTTATGTTTATTAATCAATTATTTTATCCCCCATTCCTTCCTATAGTTGTATGGCTCAGGAAATCCTTCTACTACATTTTCAGAAATAAAGACCTGTGTTCCATGTGAAGAATTACAACCCCAATTAACACCTTCGTTATTCTCGAATGATTCCTTTGTTGAGACATGTAAACCATATGTTTTCTGTAAACCATAGCCCATACAACCTTGACCTGCAAAAACCCCTTTATTAAGAACATCTATAGCATATTTTTCAGCTATGACTTCTGCATGATCATATCTTGATGGAATTACAGCTACATGGACAACTTTCTGAAACCCTCGTCCTTCATTATAATCAAAGTTGTAGTATATAGAAAAGTATTTTATCTTATCAAGAAATTCTTTCTCATACTTCTCACATTCCTTTTTATCAAGAAACTCTTTGCCGTCTTTTGCTATATAAACGGTCTTCTGAATTGTCTTTTCTTCCATACTCTATCTTTTATGCCCGAAGGTTGTTAAACACCCAATATTCTATCAATAAATCTTTCTACAGCTTCCACTGCCTTATACTCTTCTATTCTTATACTTTTTTCATATCTGTTGCAAAGTAAGATTAATGATTTTCTGATATTAATTAACTCTTCTTCTGTCATATTCTTATATTTATGCCCGAAAGCAGTTAAACACGTTTGCTAAAATAATGTTCTTTTGTACTTTTCAGATATTCACCACATGTTTCTTTAGTAAGATACTCTGTATCAGAATAAGCATCAAACTTACCTTCTTCCACTTTTCTAAAAAGAAATCTGATATTACCCATATCATCAGAATATCCTGTGAATTGTAAATGATTTTGTTGTAATGATAACCATCCCAAGTATATTTCGTAGTCTCTTTTAGAAAATTTGAAGCCTCGAACCTTATTCTTGCACCATCCAAAGTAACTTGGGTCAATTCTAAGAACTCTTGTAACTGGCATACCTTTATATTTGCCAAATGTGATTATATTCATACATACACCTCCATTTCTGAACTAAGTTCTAAACCGAAAAGAAGATGCTGTAAATCTGATACACTTCTAACGTCTGTTAACCAAACTACATTATCGTTTACAACTTTGTAAACAGAATATCCATCATACTTTCCACATAGATGTAGATGATAGCTGTCGTTGATATAATCTTCTTTATCTTTCTTCCATCCATTCTTTTCAAGAGTCTCTAAAGTAAGAGGTATTGGCTTGATTTCTTCAGTTGTTACTTTTGCAAAATTTCCATTCATGAATTTTATAAGATAAGATGCTTCATAAATTTCGCAGATTTCTGCAATAGGTTCTTTAAACAAAGATGTATAAACTACTAAATCTCCAACTATATATTTTGATTTCATATTACTATCTATTTATACAAGAAGGCGGTTAAACTTCTATGTAATTTTCGCACTCTTCTGTTTCATCAGGAACAGATAACTCATCCCACATATCACACTTACCTTTATCATTGTAGATACAAGGTCTGTGACAGATTCCTCTAATATCTTCTCTTAACATATCTATACCTCTATCTTTTATACCCGAAGGCGGTTAAACATCAAAATGGTTTTCAGAATCTCCATCACAACGTTCATGTTCGTATACCTCCTGTTTCCAAATCTCGCAATAGAGTAAATCTGTTCCAGTTGGCTTTGCGTGTTTACAATATCTACAGACTTGATGTATTGCATCCATGTCTACACCTCCATGTTATCATTAATTTCTAATGCCCAAAGGACATGTTGAAGCTGATGTACGAACTTAAGATGAGGAAACACTTCTTCTGCGCAGACAACCATTGTAAAATCTTTATCGGCAGGATAATAGTACAAGTCTGGCAAGATGCCGTCTTTGCTAAATATAAACCATTCAGATCCGTCCTTGTCGCAGTCTGTAAACTCCCAACCATTCTCTTTGAGTATCTCAACAGTTAGAGGAATCGGTACAATATCCTTAACCCAAGCGAAACATTCACAGGGGAGAAAACCTTTGTCTTCGATTTTTGCGCCTTCAAGGTTCTCTAAGCAGACGACACCTTTAAGGACTGTTCCCTTGTTAAGCTCCAAGGTCTTTGATGGATCGGATGATACTACTCGGTAAACGACATCTTTTGCAGTGCCTAGAGGTGCACCGTTTGTCATTACCAAATCGCCAGAGATATATTCTAAATTATTCATACACCTTAATTTTTATATCTGCAGTTAGTTACTTTGTTACTTCGACAAATTCGCCACCTCGGAGTCTGTACCAGGTGTCGGGCTTGATTTTGATGCCGTCGACACGCTCCGTCTTTACGCACACGGGAACTCTACATTCTTTTTCATCATCCCACTCCCACTCTGCAAGGGTTATCCATGAACCAACCTTTGCTTTGGCTACAGAATCACGGCCAGCGCACATGATAACAGAATTTTCTCCCGTACTGTCAATCTTAGCAAAGTCGCCCGAAGAGCCTATCTTAGCAGAGCCGCCCGAAGAGCCTATCTGAGCAGAGTAGCCCGAAGAGCCTATCTGAGCAAAGTCGCCCGAAGAGCCTATCTTAGCAAAGTCGCCCGAAGAGCCTATCTGAGCAGAGTAG